GCAGACACACAGCCTTCGGCCATCGCCTCTCGGCTCAATCTCGCCATTCGCCAGCACCCACGCAGCCCTATGCGCCGCATAATGCTTTCCTTGATACGTGAGCTGCCCGTATCCCGCTCTGTTGCACCCAAGCCTCCACGGCCAGCAGTCGTTATCTCCAGAGGCAATATAGCCACGTTCAAAGCGGTCCCTCAATGTGTCATCCTCGTTCATGACATCGCATCGTGGGCGCGATATGTGAATAGGCAAGGTTATTTTTGCCGTGGTGGGTAGGTATCCTCTATTTGTTTTGGGCCTGAGGTGTTCTGGGAACCAGTCAACCTCTGGTTTGTGCATTAAAACGGGGAATTATGGTTGACATCGATGCACTTGGACGAACCCTTTTTCTCAAGAATGATTAAACAAAGCGAACTTGCTCGTCAGTGGGGGCTCTCCCGGAACATGATCAACAAGTTGGTGAAGCGCGGGATGCCGCTTACAAGTGCGGAGGAAGCCGCGGAGTGGCGGGAGGCCAACGCGAGGCGCAGGACGGCATCGCGGCGGACCCAGGAGGCAAGCGAGGCACCGGTCGAGCCGAAGACTCCGAAGCGAAAGGGGCGTCCGCCAAAGGAAAAGCCCGAGGACGTCACGATTGAGGGGACCGTCATGGCGGCGGTAGCGGCGCAGATCAAGGCATCGCGACTGCTGGATGACGCGATGAGGGACGGGAAGCCCTCGATGATCGCCCCGCTGCTTTCAATCCACTCGAAGGCGATCGAGGCGAGGTTTTCCGCGGAGCGGGCGCTGAGAGAGGAGAAGCAGCAGCGCAATCTCCTCGTCCCGTTTCAGGACGCGCACGCATTGTTCAAGCGCGGATGGGACCTGGTTCTCGGGCGACTGAAGAGGCTCCCGCAGGCGAAATGCACGGAATGTAATCCGGCGAACCCCAGGATGGCTTTTGATGCTCTGGAGAAGGCGATCAATCAAATCATCGCTGACGCCCAGCGGGAATACGCAGCTTGATTTATGGAACAACTCATACTTCACCTCTTTGGAGATTACGTCACACAATCTGACTGGATGGCCCAAAACAAGGCGCGGAACAGTTTTGCGGCGTTCTGTCACGCGCTGGCTTATTCACTGCCGTTCCTGCTTATCGGAGGAGCGCTGCCGTGTGCGGTCATTTTCTTGACGCACTTTGCGATCGACCGCTGGCGTCTGGCTAGGTTCGTGGTGTATTGGAAGAATATCGTGCTTGGGCTTTGGATCAAACGCGGAATACTGCCAGTTCCAAAATCCCCATCTCCGGAGTTCGATGCGGTCGTTAAGGAACACTACTATGACACGCCGCGATGGATGTGGAGTAATTGCAGCGCGACCGGATATCCATCCGAGACACCACCGTTTCTTGCTGTGTGGCTGCTTATCGCCGCCGACAACACCCTGCACCTCGCGATCAACTACGCCGCACTCAGATGGCTGTGAGCGAGTATCCCGCGATGGAGGAACTGCGAAAGCAGTTATTTGAAGCGCTTCGCCCTCATCGAAAGGAGAGCGTCGTGGAGTGGGTGGAGAGCAACTGCTACATCCCCACCGGCGCGATCCAGGGCAATGTCTCGCTGTCGATCACTCCATACCTGCGTGAGCCACTGGAGCGACTCGGGGACAAGAGCACGAGGAACGTCGTCATGGTTCAGGGCACTCAGAGCGGAAAAACGTCTTTCATGCAGTTCGGGATGCTCTACGTCCTCTGCCGCGACCCGCAGGACGCCATGTGGGTCCTTCCGAACGGAGACCTTGCGAAGTCATTCTCGAAGTCGCGGTGGCAGAAGCAGGTCAGGGCTTGTCAGGCTGCCTTGCAGCAGATCCCGAAGACATCCTCGGGGGAGATCGACAAGCACCTGTTCGGATTTACGGAGCAGCACTTCAAGTCGATGGTGCTCAACTTCGTGGGATCCAACTCCCCGGCCAACCTTTCTTCCCGCCCCGTAGGCGCGCTGTGGATGGACGAGACGGACAAGTTCGGCGAGGAGTCGCAGTATGAGGCGGCAGCAATCCAGCTCGCCGAGGAGCGCACGAAGTCCTATCCGTTTCCTCTGATCGTCAAGGCATCGACCCCTACGCTGGCGAATCGAATGATCTGGGAGGAGTTCCAGAAGACAGACATGAGGAACTTCATGCTGCCGTGCCCGCGGTGCGAGAGGCGCATCAAGCTGCTCTTCACGGTCAAGAGCGAAGAGCACGGGGATTGCGGCATCCGGTGGTGGAGGGAGCATCCAGACGAGGCGAAGAAGGACGACGCATGGGACATGGAGAAGGTGATGGCGAACGCATTCTACCGCTGCCAGGAGTGCGGCGGTGAGATTTCCGAGCCGGAGCGCCAACTGATGGTCGGGGAGGGCATCTGGACCCCGACAAGGACGGATGCGCGCGCGGGCTCTTACGGGTACCACCTCAGCTCGCTTTACTCGATCCTCTCGCAGCAGACTTCGCTGGGCGCGTGCGCCGTGCAGTTCCTCACCGCCAGACTACTGAAGGACCGTCAGAACTTCGTGAACTCCTGGCTTGCGGAGCCGTGGGATGAGTCCCGTGGATACGACCACAAGGAAATCCCGCTGGAGGAAATCACCTCCACCCCGGAGGATTCCGTTCCGCTCATGGCCATCGACGCGCAGGAGGGGCACTACTGGGCGCTTATCCGGAAATTCCTCAAGCCAACTCCGCAGAAGCCGAACGGCGAGAGCTGGCTGGTCTTTGCCGACCGCGTGGACACCGAGGACGACCTCAAGAAGTTGCAGTTGGAGTATGGGGTCGCGGACGAGGACGTCACCGTAGACATGGCCCACCGCCCGAACGCTGTCGGGCGCATCATCCTCGATTACGGCTGGCGTGGCATCTGGGGCAGCAATACCAAGGAGTTCTACCACCCCGGCCCGAACCATACCCGCACGACAAGGATTTACTCACAGGTCCAGTTCCGCGACCCGCTGCTCGGGACCGCATGGGAGAACAGGACTGCGCAGCGCGTGCGGTTCGTGAAGTTCTCGAAGAACGGGGCGCTGGATCTGGTCTCCAGTCTCCGATATGCCAACCCCGTGATCTGGCACGCTTCGATCAACGTCAGCGACCGGTATCAGCGGCACCTGAACTCGCGCGTGAAGCGGCAGCAGAAAAACAAGAGGACGGGCAAGATCGAGTGGACGTGGGTCGAACTCCATCAGGAGAACCATCTCGCCGACTGCGAGAGCCATGTTGCAATCCGCGCCCTTCAAAAAGGACTCCTGTCCATGCCAGAGGAAACGACGGCCGCCAACGTCCAGTAGGCTACACCTCCCACGAGATCTTCCGGGGCTCTTCCTTTTGCGGGATCTTCACAGGAGGGGCGGGCTGCTTGATGGCGGGATTCACGGTATCGACAATGTATTCCGCCATCTTCCCCGCGAGCCATCTAGTCGCTTCGGAATACCGCCTCTCGATCTCGGACATGGCGTAAATATCTGAATCGGCGTAGTCGCGAACACTGGAATAATCGACGTATTTTCGCACGCTGGTGAACTCATCGTTTTTCGGCGCAGAATTTGGTGTCGAATCATCATCAAATATCCCACGATATGGGAGATCAAACTGCGCCGGGTAGAAATCCGGCACCCTCGGTCGCGTCGGGCGGAACAGCGACGGCTTGCAGACCCTAAGGAGCTCTTGAGCAACCTGGGTGTAGTCGCGGTTGATGATGCGGCGTGTCTCTTCCGACTCCCTGTAGGCGGCCCTTGATGCGCCGCACTTACAGGTACCAATCAATCTGTATTCCACCCATGTGTCCGAGAGAATCTCCTCATTGGTGAAGTCGATGGCCATGCTGCAATCTTCGCATTTCAGCCCCAAACCGCGCAGTAGATTTATCGCGTAGTTAAAAGTTCGTGCTCTCATATTATACGAACGGCTGTTCGCCTAATCCTTGTTAGGGCGCTTCTTTTCGTCCGACGTTTTGCTCAACGGAAAAGCCACCCCCGCCGCCCGCGAGCTACCGCTCCAGTGCGTGGCGTTCATTTTACCGCGAGTTGTCCGGTTTCGCTTTCGAGCCACGCTTGCAGGTGGTTCACGAGCGCCTGCACTTGCTTGCGGTCCAAGTGCATCCGCGTGTTGAACGACACTTGAGGCGGCACCGGGAATGGCATCCATCCGCTGACTTCTCCCGGCGGGAGTTCCATGCCGAGTTTCAGCGCATCGCTCTTCATGATTTTCGGGGCCGCGTCATCGACGCCGAGCCATATGGCCGACGTTCCGGGCTGCTGATAGATTGCGAGGCTGCTGGCTTGGATGCTGCAAGGCACGTCGTAGAAGTCCTTGAACTCCACGAGCGGGAAGCCGCGTCCTGATTTGGTCTGTTTTCCGAGTCGTTTCATTTTCATTTTTTGTGGCCTTTCGGCGTTGGTTGTTGGAACTCCGCCCACCCCGCAGAACTCTGCGAGCGACGGTTAAAGCGCCCTAACCAGGCGCTGCAGAGAACAGGCTCGGCGCTCACGCGCCTCGCCCGGTTAAAGGTTTCCCCGCCGAGCCTGTCTCTGAGCTTGGCTCGTTCGCCCGCCGCACAATGTGCAGCGTTACTTCAACCTGCATCGCGTCTGGAGTCTCTCCTGTGTAGGTGCTCCGATTCATCGCATCCTCACGGGTCCGACACAGAGCGGATGAAATGCTCCCATCTGGATAGACGTTCACCCACCAGTTGCGTTGCATCGCCATTGATTCATCGGCCCAATTTGAAACCTTATTTGCCAGCACCGCTTTTGCTGCATCAATCGCCGCGTCAATGTCGTATCTGTCAGTTACGGAAACAATCAATTTTGCCGCTTCTTCTGCGCTGTAAATCAACGATGCTATGGCATCTCTTAGCCGTTGCGAATATATGTTAAGTTTCGCGTTCTCGTCTTGCAGTCGGTGGTTTGCTTGCATTTTCTTTTTAGCCAAGCTGTCCGCGTTATTCCAAGCCTCGCGACATTCTTTCCATTTTTGCAAAAGCCAATTCACTGTTGGAATAATGTTCGTGAACCTATCCATTGCCGGACAGTCTGCATTCACGAGATTCAATGCCCCTTCGATTTCCTCTGCTGAGGAACCTGCGATTTCACCCATGCTCTCCAGCGCAATTCGAGATTCGTTTAATTCCTGTTCTAATTTTTGCGCGAAGGTTTTTTTAACTACGGGGTCCGTTGTGTCCCATCCGCAAGGAATCGTTGCCGCATCGGTGCGCGGAGTGTTGGCTGGATTAACCCCATAAGACTTTGCAGGTTTAGCGTCATCAAGCAGCGTGTCTTCTTGTTCCTTGGTCATTTCGCGCCCTCCATAAAACCGAGTGTTGGCACTTCCCCGCGCATCCTTCGGTATTCGAGTTCAACCCTAAAACTCGCGACTATTTTGCCGCTGGCATTACTCACGGCTTCCGCCGCGTCGGGTGTAATTTCTCTTGCGCGAACGGCTGCGATTGTCTCGCAGAGCACGGCGCGGAGTTCTTGCATGTTCGTTGGTGTCGTCATTTTGTTTTTCGTAGTTGTCTTTTAAGTTGGATATGGGTTCGTTTCAGTTCGATAAGCTCGGGAGGACACTCGCCAACACGGAGGCGCATTTTCTTGGCCACATACGCCGCAGACAGGTTCTCGATTTCTCGGCGGTTACATTCCTTCACGACATCCGGGTGTCGTTCGCGCCACCGCTTATTTATGGCATTCTTCTTTGCGCGATTTGCCTTGTTCCACTTGGAACGATATTCGCGGCGGCGTTCCTTATTCTTCGCGTAGCTGTCACGCGAGTATTGCCGACACCTTTCGATGTTCTTCAATCTCCACGCTTTCTCGTAGGCGCGTTTCTCGGCATTGATTACTTCGAGCGAGTTCATAAAGTTGGCGAACCAGTCACGGCAGCGGACGTTCCGCCGCTGCGCTCTACGTTAGCCGCCAGCATCCGTTCGAGCGCGACGGCCAGCATTTTACCGAACCATTGCGCCCGCTGACGGCAGGTTTGCTCCACGACGCAGAATCCCTGATGGTCTATTTGCAGGTAGGTGTTCCACTTGTCCCCGATTTTCACGGTGCGGACGTAGCGGCGACGAAGGAGGCTTGCTGGTTGCTGCGCCGAGCGTCCGGATCGCGTCTTGCGCGAATTTACTAATTTGGTAGGCTTTGGCACTTGGCTGGTATTAAGGTGCGAATGATTCGTGAGCCTCCAGGATCTTCTCCGCTTCAAGCCGTAGTCCCTCGTTGTCGGATTTCAGGAATGGCGTGCAGCGGGTCCGGTGAAGAATCTCCACTTCCTGCCTGGATAGCGACCCGAGCTTTTTGCCGTGCATGGCCTTGTTCTTTAGCTCCGTCACAACGTAATCCCTCCACGGGACTCCGATCTGGAGCGGGGCTGCTGGCTCGGGCGATGGCTCAGGAGCGGACCTCTGCTTCACTTCTTTGACCTTCGCTAGCTCCGCGTGATTCATGGGAATGTCGTCCTGTTCGAGAACAAGCACTGCGGCTGGCTCCTCGGTAGATTCGCTGTGGGCGAGGTCAGATGCAGCGCCGAGTAATTGCCGACGCTTCTCCGGGTCGCTTTCCTCAAGGGCTGCCTTACGAAGCTCCGCCGCGCTCCCTCTTGGGCTGTCGGCATGCTTTGTGATGACCTCCAGCGTATCCGTGATCTCCTCCGGAGTATAGACTCCGGTGACGAGCTGCGGCGCTACGAGCCTGATTCCCTCCGTAATGACGCGCGCGGTCAACATCTGGCGTGGCGACGTAGCCCAGTTCTTTTTTAGACTACCATCGTTGCCGTCCGTGAGTCCCTTGGCCTGACAGTCCGCGAACGTGCGAACGATCGTCTCCTCTCCGGGGTGTGACAGCTTGGCGATTGCGGTGTAGAGCTCGGTCCGGTGGCCTTCCGGCGCGGACATCAGCTTCCAAACGGCGATGAACCGTTGGCCAGCGCGATCGACTGCCTCCTGAGCCTGGGGGGCGGATTTCGATAGGAACGTAGCGCCAACCATCGCGTCATCGCGGACGTGGAATATCACGCGCCCTCCGTCATGCAGGAACTCCGCCAGCATTGCATCGGATCGCATGGATGGCTTTCCTTCGATGATGTGATATCGCTTCAGCGCGGCGATGGGTGTGATCCCCTCGCTCTGGCAGAGCATCATGAGCCCGAAGACAGCGTCAGGGCTCGCTTTTCCCATCAAGCCGCTTCGCGAGAATCTCTCGGCGATGGCGGCGATGGTGTCGATTGTCATTAGTGATGTGTTTTCGTTCATAGTGCGTTATTTCCAGCCTTGTTCTTCGGGGTGGAGGTCTCCGTTATTGTCTGACGGCGGAGGTGGCGGAGGCGCTGCTTGTCGCCTCGGCGCTGCCTCTCTGCGGTTCTGCCGCTGTGAATCTTTGCGTCGGAGACTATGGGAATACCACGTCTTTTTGTTTGGGTCGTATCCTGGCTGCCTCGGGTGATTTTTGACCCATGTGTCGAGCCAGTATTCCGCGCCATCAACCATGATGGAGCCTGTGATGTTCGGGTCATTCTTCCCTTCGCGGCGTCGGTCGTTCGGGAACGAGGAGCCGCTATTGTCGCGTTGTTGTGCCATGTTACTTGGTGTTTGTGATGAAGAGCTTCGAGGAGTCGGTCAGCGACATAGAGCAAAGTGAGTCGGCTTGATCCACAAGAGATTGAAGTGCCTTGTCACTCCCGAGCTGAACCTTGATCTTCATGGCCTCAAACGAGGACGTAAGGAGCCGCTCACGTTCCGTCCACTCCTCCATCTCGGAGTCATACTTCTTCTTCTCAGAAATATATCGCTCAGGGAGCTCGAAAATTATGCCCACGGGAACCTTGATGAATTTCTCCTCGGTGTCCTCATCTTGCAGGCCGCGATGACCCCATACGTCAGCGGAGCCGCAAAGGAGCGCCTCCTTCTTGCCGAGCTTGATCGTGCGCTCACGGATTGCTTCGCGCACCGCGCCTTGATCCTTCATTTTGAAGGTTCCGTCGAGGATCGATGCGATTAGGTAGTTATTGAGGCTGGGCTCAACGGGTTTCGCTTTGCGTAAGGCATGTATCTCGGCCTTATACTGAGACTCGATAGAGCTGAGCAGGAATTGGCGTTGTGTTTGATTCATGCTCCCCTCCTTTTCGAAATCACGGGTTTCTCGGTCACGAGAACCCCTGGGAGCTTCTGCCCGGCCTTCACTGCGGCGCGGATCATCGCAAGCTCGGGCTCAAGCCGGACGAACATCGGAAACTCGGCGTAGAGTGCTTTGATGTCCGTGATTTCGATCACGGTTTCGGTGCCGACTCCCGGCGCAGGTTTAGGTCTTGAGTCCAGATACGCAAACCCTTTCGCGACCGGCTGCTGCTCCTTCGCCGTCTCGGCGGCAATCTCGGCTTCAAGTGCGGCGATGGCGTCTCCGGACTTCTCCGCGTCGCGCTTCTTCTGCTCTGCCTCGGCGATTGCGGCAAGGCGATCCCGCTCCAGCTTTTCGGCTTCAGCGCGGGCCTTGGCGGCCGCCTCCTGGGCCTTTCGCTGAACGTCGGCCTCGTATTTGGCAGCCATGTCGGACAGTCGCTTCCTTTCAGCAGCCAGCGAGGTTGAGTGGTCGCGGTTGAGGGCGTCGATTTTCTGGCAGATCTCCAGGAATGGTGCTTTGGCGGCGACTCGCGCCTTCTCGAAATCCTTCAAGTGAAGGTCGAGTCGAGCGATCAACTCCCGTGCGGTTTTCGATTCCTCGGCGGATGCTACGGATACGATCTCGGATGACGCGAGGATCAGTGTTTTCTTCGCCTCTGTGGCGGATTCTGACAGCACGATTTGGCTGTCGGGGGTGTGTGTTTTAATCAGGTTCATTGTATGGTTTATTTTCAGTGTAAGCCGCTCACAAACTTGTCGCGAGCGATCGGGGTTTTGGCATCTGCGCCGACAAAGCGCAAGAAAATAATTGTTGACCGGAGGGATTCATTCTGCAATTTCTTTACGCATCGGGCAACCGATATGGGAACTGAAAAGCCCATCAAACATCAAAACATGAGAAATTCAGAGAACAGAATCCAGCGGCTACTTGGCTGCTTCATGTGCCACTTTTCAGGGTGGTCGTTGGGTTCTGTTCTTTTTTGTGCCTAAAATTCAATGGAAACCAACTCTACAATTATCAGACTCGCGGGCAAGCTGGACCCGTTTGCAAGAATACCAAGAACCCTACTAGATGATCCCGGCCTGTCTTGGGGAGCTAAGGGCATCTTATCATACATCCTCAGCAAGCCGGACGGATGGAAGGTGCGTGTCAGCGATCTACTCAACCGCGCTACTGACGGAAAGCACTCAGTTCGCGCAGCTCTTCTGGAATTACGGAAGGCTGGATACGCAAAGCTGGTCCAGCAGAGGGATGGCGGCAGGGTGTCATCATGGGTGCTTCATGTTTCAGATATTGCCTCATTCCCAAAGCTAGATCCTGAAAATCAAGATCTTGAAAAGCTAGATCCTGAAAATCAAGATCTTGAAAATCGGTATCATAGTAAGAAGGATAGCAGTAAGACTGAATGTAGTAATAATGATCTTGGGATGGAAGGGGTTGGGCAAGGAGGAAGGGAGGAAACCAGGACCGTAGAAACAAAATGCAGTAACAAATCCCCTAATTCCGCCGACCCCCTTTTGCTGGACGCACCGCCCCGTCGGTTCTCCCCTCCGCGGCAGGACGACGTCGCAGACTTTTTCAAGGCCAGCGGACTGAACGGAGAGTCCGCACGGCAGGCAGAGGCATTCATCAATCATCACGCGGCGCGCGGATGGATGCTGGGGCGGGTGAAGATGAAGGACTGGAGGGCGGCCGCCCGGACGTGGAAGATGAATTTCGAGCGGTTCAGCGCGCCCAGTAGCCCCGTGGTCGCGTCGGCGCAGAGAACCGCGGCCGAGCGGCAGGCGGAGGAGAAAGCGAAGCGGGACCAGTATCAGCGCGAGCTGGAGGCCCGGCTGATGAGTCAAGGAGGCGCGAAATGAGCCCCGACAGATTTTCGGACCAGGTTTCAGAGAAGGCGGTGCTGTCGTGCATCATGCACGCCCCCCATCACGCGCTGGTTATCGCCGAGCAGGCAGGGTGCAACGACGAGTGGTTTAGCCAGAACGCCATGCACAGGACGATGTATTCGATGATGAGGGAGTTCGTCGTAAATGGGAATTGCACCATCGGTGCCAGCCTTGATGCTGTGGTGTTCGCCAAGTTTTTAAGGGACAAGGGAGTGACAACCATCGGATTTTCAGAGCTATCGGATATCTACACCTTCATGGCTACGGCGGTGAACGTGAGGCAATACATCGAGGCGGTGAGAGACATGCATGTGCTTCGAGTGACCCGGTCATCATGCTCGGAGATCCTTGAATTGATCAATTCAGGCACATGCAGCGCCGCCGCGGCAGTATCGGAGCTTTCTTTCGCCGCAGCCTCCGTTGGAATCACGTCCGCTGGAGGGCAGAAGAGGAAGACAACCGCGTCCGCTGTCGATGAGATCATGGCCGACATCGAGGGAAACAACGACGTGGCTATTTTCGGGAGATCGACTGGCTACTCAAAGCTGGATGAAATCATCGGCGGGTTCCAGCAGGGGGACATGATCCTTATTCGCGGAGCGCGAGGAAGCGGCAAGAGCGCGTTCGCGTTAAATCTCGCAGAGGCGTTCGACCGGAAGCATTCACTCGGGACCGCCTACTACACTTACGAGATGACCGTCCGGCAACAGGTCTCAAGGCTGATTCAGTTGTGCGGGCGGCAGAACATCAAGGATTACGTTCGCGGGCGCTCCGATTTGCTCGCGGATAAGTCCGGCCTGGGCCTTATCAAGTACGGGGCAGATCGCGTCCGCAGTAGCAAGATCGAGTTCCGCGAAGATCGGCCAGCCACGATAGAGTCCATCGTGCAGAAGACGAGGGTGGCGGCAAGCGCCGGAGGGCTCGGCCTTGCGGTTCTCGACTACGACGAGCTTCTGACGCTTCCTCCGAAGATGTCGAAGGAGGAGGGGTTGTCTGAGATCTCTTCGGAGTGGAAGAAGGTTGCAGGAGAGCTTGGAATCACGACCATTCTGCTCTCGCAGGTAACTGAGGGGAAGGACGGAAACGTAAAAGCCCGTTGGTCGCAGGCGAAAGAGAACTTCGCGAACATCATTCTTACCGTCGCCGAGAAAGAGGACGGGTCGAGAACGGTTTCCATCGACAAGAACCGGGACGGTTCGCGCGGTGATGTGCTCGAATTCGACTTCCTCGGGAAAATTTGCATGTTCACGTGCAGATAGTGTTGACTGCGCGGATCGCGGTGCATAGAAGCCGAGCCCAATGACTGACACTGAAACTGAAACAATCTACAACGTCGTGCGCAATCTGTTCGCATCGATGACGCGACCCAGCAGTCCTCCAGACATCGAAGTGCGCGGTGGTGAATTTATCGTGCAGGTGGACCCAGAGGATCAAGGGCGCGTAGTCGGTAAACACGGACGCACAATCTGGGCGATCTCTTCCGTTGTCCTCATGGCTTCGCTCCGTGTAACAGGAAAGCAGTCCCGCGTGACGCTGCTCGATCCGAAGCGTAGATCGGGAGGGATTCAGCTCCCTTTCAAGGCGAATCCCGAATGGAACAAGGCCATCGTCGATATTTTGATGGAGGCGTTCGAGAAGTGTTTCCTGGGAATGTCGTGGAGCGTCCGGCATCTTGATGCAACGCATTCTGTAATCGATATCCGCCCCGTAATGATTGATGACGAAATCTCGCGGTCGGTGGATATTCGGGAAGCCATTCATGTGATAACCCGCTCTGCCGGTATGGCGAACGGAGCAGTGCTGACTGTGAACATACTATGAAAACGGACACTTTATTCAGGGCCGGAGACGTCGTCGATCATCTCCCGACAGGGGAGCGGTGGCAGTTGGCGATTGATCAGATCGGACCCCATGTGTTCCCGTGCGGAACTCCGGCAGTTCGCGCGCAGGCATCGGACTGCAATCTCGTAACCGCGGCCTCAGACGAGGAGCGCATTGTGATGCTCACTGCGATCTCAAGGGCGGATCGGCGCGATGTGGACTTCAGGAGCGACCACGCCCGCGGCGTAATCGCCTCCGAGGTGCCCGTCGAGGGGTTGGTGGCGGAATGTGCGGCATGGAAGGATCGAGCCATCGCCGCAATGAGGGAGCTCGTAGAGTTCATCAATTCCTCGAACGCGAAGAAGGATATGAAGGCCCGGGCGGTGGAGATCCTGAATAGCTTCGAGATTAAACCGGCTGGGTGAGCTCATGAAAAAGCCTACTCTTACCACTGACGCTGAAGAAGTAACCCTGGAGGGGATGAGGATCACGAAAGTCGGCCGCGGCGCTTATCTGGCCCACTCGATGACTCAGAATGACACTGCATACGCCGTGGATATTTCGCACTACGGAGGGCTTGGGAGTTGCACCTGCACAGACTTCGTGGCCCGCAGGATGCCGCGGTGGCGGGAGGTTCGAAAACCACGCGACACTTACCGCTGCAAGCACATTCGCCGCGTGAGGAACTACGTCCTCGACGCGATCATCTCGCATTACGCAAAGCAACCACGTAAATCCGGAGAGACGGACTGATTTCAACAACCCGGCGGCTGGCGGGAAAACCAGCCACAAAACAACATGGCATCACGCTACGAAAAAGGGGGCAAAGAAACACTGGCTATCGTCAAGGAGCTGGTGAAGGAGTTCCACAAGGACCTTGATACACAGGAAGTAAAAATCGACGTGCTCATGGCGTTCGCGCCAGAGAACGACGCCGGTGAGAAAGTCGGGTGCGCCGTGCGTTTGCACGGATACCAGGCCAACGCGCTGACATCGATCGTGAATCTGAAGAACCGCGTCAAGGGGTGCGGGGACGCGGAGATCATCCTCGATGGCGATATGTGGGATTCGCTTGAGGAAAAGCAGCAGCGCGCGATCCTCGATCACCAGTTGCAGTTCCTCGTGGTCCGGAGGAACCACACCGGCGAGGTCCTCGTGGACACCCACGGACGCCCGAAGCTCGGAATGAGAAAGCACGACCGTCAGGTCGGGTGGTTCGACTCGGTTGCGAAGCGCCACGGGGCGGACAGCATCGAGGTCCAGCAGGCAAAGGCGATCTTCGACGAGGCCGGGCAAGTGTACTTCGGGTTCTTGCAGCCCGCGCTTCCCGGAATCGAAGGAGGTGCTGAATGAGCCGGTTCAAGGATCAGCGCGGAGTTGGGTATTCCGCCGCTCGCGAGAGCTGGAGGGCCAGCAGGGGCATCGGGAATGGTGATCGCGGAAGTGGATTCACAATCCGCCGCACCAGCCCGCGGCCCGTGGACATCAAGCGCGCAGAAAGGGCCGCCAAGCGTGCAGGCACGCCTATCGAGCCATGACCTCGCGCACTATCATCGGGGCGGACCCGGGGGCCTCCGGCGGAATCGCATGGGCAAACCGCATGGGGGTCCAGGTAGTTCCAATGCCGGACACCCGCCGCGGCATCATCGACGTGATTCGCGGCATCCTGAAGGAAGAAGCGGCAGTCGGATGCGACGGCGCACCGGTAGCCTACATTGAAAAGATCACGGGCTTCATCCCCGATGGTGGTGCGTCGCAGATGTTCGAGTTCGGCAGGACCGTGGAGCGCATCGGGTGCATTCTTGAAACGCTCGGCATCCGAATCGTGGAGGTCACTCCTCAGCTGTGGCAGAAATCCCTTGGACTGGGCACCAAGGGGCTCCTGAAAGCAACCAAGGAGATGACGGCCGACGAGAAGAAGGGAATCAAGGCGCACAACGGTCTTTTGAAGCGACAGTGGAAGGCGAAGCTCAAGGGGGAGGCCGAGCGCAGATTCCCATCCTGCGACGTCACCCTGAAGACCTGCGATGCGCTGCTTATCCTTGATCACGCAATCTCGGCGGAGCGGGGGACGATGCTGTGAAAAGAACCCGCCTGAAGTCCGTGTCGAAGAAGCGACAGCGCCAGAACAGTGAGTATAACAAGGTGCGCGACGTCTTCCTGAAAGAGCATCCGAAGTGCATGGCCGGAGTCGCCGGGGTGTGCAAGGGGAGCGCGACCGAGATTCATCACATCAGGGGGAGGGTTGGCCGTCTCCTGTGCGATAAGCGGTTCTTCCTGGCGATCTGCCGACCGTGCCACAACTGGATCGGCGACAACGGAGCGGAGGCGCGCAGAAAGGGCTTGCTCGCACCAGCGCAGGAGTTCAATGTTCATCCGTAAGTTGTAGCGAAAGACCGTCAGCCGAAGGTGCGGGCCGGGGGCTTTATTCTTGTAGCCTAATTCAGCGGTGACTGCGGGCACCGTCCGGAACATCGGAACCGCAGACGTGAGTTCACAAAAAAAGGGCCGGGGATTTCTCCCCGGCCCTTTTCCTTTATGCGTTACAGGTCTTTCATGTTTTCTCCTTTCTTGTCGTCAGTAACGGCGCGAATCAGATCGCCGTTTTGATACGTGATCATGATCGCCTGCGACTCGGTTACTCGAACGCTGATGATGTTGTCCGGCTTGCCTGGGGATGGGAATGTCCAGTAGGACGCAATGGTCGCCTTCCCGACTCGAATAGCCGTCAGCTCGTGACCCTCTGAATCGCTGTCGTATGGGTAGTGGAACCGGTATATGTCCGTGGCGGGTTTGCCGTACTTCTCGGCCATCAACGATTTGATGTCGCTGTATTTGTCGAGAAGGGTGCTCGGCCTTGGGTGCATCGACGCGCGCCCCGTGTGCATTCTTCCTTCCTTGTCGAACGCTAGCGCCCACAGGGATACGTCCACGCCAGCGAATTGACCGCCCTTGAAGAGAGCCGCGGATGCGCTGCCTTCCGATACAGTCACCCCATCGCGAGCCGACATAAGCCTGACCGCCTCGTCGCGAGGCGTTCCCCATGCAATATTGAGGAATCCGGAGAGCCCTTGCTTTGCAGGTGTTTTCGGTTTTGCTATGTCCGCCGCGGCCCTGTCGGCCAGAACGGTCGGCCATTCCGGGTCGCTGAGGACTGGCGACTGTGTCTTCACCGCCTCCCCGTACAGGGTCATGAACCGTGAATGCAATTCGCTCCCCTGCACCTTGAGCGCCGGATGTTTCTGCGCCGCTCGGGAATTTGCGTCCTGCGCGAACGCCGCCGAGGCCGCAAGCAAGATCGACAGAATCGCCCTCATTGCTCTTCCTCCGCTGCCTTGCGGATTGACTCTGCAATGTCATCACCGAGCCCGCCCGCTTCAATGAACGCCTTTGCGGCGCCGTTGGATTTCTCAAGATATTCCAGCGTGTCGGCGAACAGTGTCGATCGGAGTATCTCCTTTTCGGTTGCGCCAGCGCGCTTCGCCTTCAGGCACTCCTCGTAGCACACCCGCTTGAATATCGCGTGCGGAACCGAAAGCATAAGAAGCTGGGCCGCGCGGATCGCCTGAAGCGCCCCCGTGGCTGCTGCTTCATACGACTGACTTCCATGCCGGTCGAAAAACGCACTCACCTTCATTTGCTCGGGTGAGTAGATGTCAAGGTCTGTTGGGTTCATATCAGTATAGTTCGTTTTCATACACACAATCGCCGGGAACCGGACACTCGTCCTGCTCCGCTGCGGAAAGATCAATGTCTATGCCGCGTTCGATTGCTGTTTTCACTGCTTCAATCCGTTCTTTTGGCTTCATTCCTGGCCAGATGTCGCGCGCAACCCACTGGTCATGCTGGGAGTCGGCGCATTCACTACATACGACGTCGTGGAATACGATACCAATGCCGCCGTTTCCTCCATATTTCGTGTGGAAGATTTCGTCTGCATCGAAGTATCGCTTGCAACCCTGGCATTTCACGTCCCACTGCCCATGCCTTGCTACTGACCGGATGAACCCGGGGTTGAATTCTTTCTGGAACTCCTCCCATCGGGCGAGCGTGTTGATGCGGAATGGACGCTCCCTTCTCGACTTCGCGATAGCGGTCTCGAATCCATCCCGGATTCCCTGCCGGAATGCTTCAAACACCGCCCGCCCCGAGCGACCGGAGACTGACGATTGCAGCGGATCGGCCACAAGCCTATTTGTGACTCCATCGCGAGTGAAGAAGATGGCGTTCCACTCCCAGAAGCACCCATCGTATCCTCCGCCCTGGAATATCACCACCGGGTCGTCGTGGCCGGGGTGACTGGGCTTGCGTTGCGTCATCGGTCCTCCGTGACCTTCGGGGGCTTCGCGTTGAACCGGCGCATGTGGTCGGCCAGTGGCGTAGGCTTCCTGCGGGCGAGCAGCAGGCGAATCCATTTGATCAAGCGTTTCATTCTTCGAATGTGATACGACGCGAGTTGGCGTCAATAACAAGCTCGGACAGAACTTCCTTGGTTGCATCCATCTTCGCCTTGACGGATGAACGCAGGGCGTCGTCCGAGGACAGTGCTTTGGTGTCGATGTCCGACACGATCGAATTGAGCTTCTCGACCTCCGCTTCAAGCAGCGCATCGTTGCAGATGTTCCGCTTCTTGAAGTCCTCGACGAACTGTTGGATCTTCGTGACGTTGGATGCGTAGAACCGCTTCTTATCGCCGTTCTCCTTCGGCGTCAGCGCGTCCGATAGTCCACCGACGAGCTCCATGATAGTCTCGCGCAGCAGAAGCACGCCATTGGCTTCGATCTGCTTCCACGCCTTCTCCGCTTTCGCGCAGGCGCGCTCGTAGATTTTGATGTCGAACTGCTTGAGCTGATCCGGCACTCCGAACGCCATCCAGTCATACTTGAACTTGAACAGCGAACGGATCGCCTCCACGGGCTTGTAGTCTTCGGCCTTGAACAGCGGGCCAAGGCGCTCCTTGGCAGCCTCGATGGCGCGCGGCCAGTCAGCCGCGAATGCTTCGACCTTCTCGGCGAGCTGCTTCTCGGTGCGGGCCGACAGGTCTTCGATCTCCGGGATACGCATCACGTCAACAACATGCGATGATGCGAAGTGGATGTGCGGGATTCCGTAAGAGGCGAAGTCATTGCGGCGCTCGCTGATGAAGTTCATCAGGTCGTCGTAAGCCTCGCTCTCGAACAGCGGCTTCTCGGCCCCGATCACACCTTTCACGTTGTACGGCTGGCTGATCACCAGCGCACGCTCCGAGGCGGTGAGTCGCTTGGTCTTCGCGTGCGATCCCTCAAACGAGACCTTCACTACGATGCGGCCGGTGAGGTCCGCGCTGATGTCCGCGGTCTTGGAGATGACCTCGCGGATGCGGGCGCGCTCCTCCTCTCGCTGCTTGCGTTCTGCCTCCTTGCGCTCGAACTCCTCCTGGTTCATCACCTGGCATTCGACTTGAATTAAGGGGTGCCAGAGGTCGTTGATTTCGGCTCCTGGGGTGTGGTTCGCTCTCGCGAATTCTTGGTATTTTGTCATAGGTGTTTTCTCTGCTTAGCTGAACATGCGCTGGATCTTGTCCAGAGCAGCTTTGATTTCGTGGCTTTCCGACAGGACTTTCACCCTGCGCGGATCTGCCTTCATTGCCTTCTTGATCTTCTCCTCGATAGCGTGCTCGTCGAAGGCGTAGAGCGTCTCAAGTGCGTTATAATTCTTGATCATTCCGTCGAGCTTCTTGTCTTTCCTCAGCACCACCGTTACCTGCACCCGCTTGCGCGGATAAGATACGTCGGCGAAGTTGTCAATCTCATCAACCATCAGCAACCCGGGCGTGGTTTTGATGTAATTGACGATCTCCAGGCGTGCAGCCTCGTTGATCTCGTCCGACGCCTTCTTTCTCTCGTTCCATTGAGCTCTCGCGGCGATAACCATCGCGGCGATAATCTCCTGTTTCGTAGGTTTCGGTTCGATGACCGAGGAGGATGGTTGTGTGAGGGTTGCGATCTTTGTTGTAGTTACTTTCATGGTATGTGTCTGTATTATTTTGATGACGGATCGATCGTTATCGAAGCGTCATTGTTTGGGAGGATGTCGTCGAGCGTGGTTGGGAGATCCTGTCTCTCCAGCACCTCGGCTGATGGTGATAGTAGAACGCGCGTCAGTTCCACTGCGAGCGAGAACCGCTCATTTGTCACGCGCTTCGGCTTATTGAACGCCGCCACGATGGCGTGCGTGCTGTCGCTGACCCGCTCCGCGATGACAATGTGGCTGCCGAGCGTTTTTCTATGATCCTGGGTCGCTACTGCGGGAGGTATGATTCCGAGCATCGCAAGCGCCTCGTGGGCGCATTCCGGGGTGTCGCTGACGAACAGCAATCGCGGCGCTTCGTTGTCGATCCTGCCGAATACTCCGATCTCCACGGGTCCGGTCGGGCAGCCATGCTCCAGCTCGTAGTCCGGGTCGCATTGGTGCGGCTCCGTGACGCGGGCGTAAAGCGACGGAAGCATCCCGCTGGGCTTGTAGCGCCTCACGGTGCATATCTCGACCTCTGCGTAGCCTCCTGGCGGCTTTGCGAGGTTCTCGTAGGTCTTGCGGAATGGCGTCATACCTGCACGCTCCATCCGATCGCCTTGGCGACCTTTTCTGTATCCCTGTCGCCTCCACCGGATACCCTCTTCATGGTCTTGTTCCCATGCAGGATTTGATACACCGTGTCGGCTCTCGGGATTTGCCATAGCCCGCCATCTGCAATCATTCCGAGAAACCAGCGCAGCCATTCTCGCGCATCTTCGGAGTCAGGGTCGAGGATTAGGTTGCTCACTTCACCTCCTTGGCGGTAGCGAGCGCATTCATGATCTTGTTAATCGCTCCGGGAATAATGTGTGATGCATCATTCAGGCGACCGTCTTGAATGGCGTCCAATGGGGCCAGCGCGGTTTCTAGCGCCTCCAGTAGCGGTATGAAGTTATTCACGCAATGGGCGGCGAGCGCTCTATCGGGCCTGGTTAGGCCGTCAAGATCCTGCCAGTCCGTGCTCCACGGCAAGTCCGTATGGTCCATTAGTGCCTTAATGCTCATCAGTGCTGCCTCCCCTCGCCGCCATGAACGTGCATCCCGGTATCCCGATGGGCATGAGGCAGGTTGGTGCGAGTATTCGCTCCCTTGCCACCGTTGAGCTGCGCGATCAGGTCGCGAAGCAATGCCTCACCCTTTGAGTGGATCGGCATGGCGATCTTCCCGCTGGTGGTCTTCACTGTTCCGTCCTCAAGGACTTCGTGGGTGAAGATTGTGCCTTGCGGCTTCGAGTCGAGTTGCTCGATCTTCATTTCATCTCCGGTTCACGGAATCCGGCCAGCGCGCATGTGGACTTCGCGCCGACAACGGTGAGCATTTCCTCGTTCCCGATAAGGTTCTCGTTCGGAGAAGCCTTCAGGTGGTGCATCACCCACCAGTCCTTCGGGGCGAAGTAGTAGGCGATCAGTTGCTCTCCTTCCCCGATCGGCATCGAGCAGATCGGGCATGTTTGTTTGTGCTTTGGCATGGTCGTTATTGGTATGTGACGTAGGTTCCGTTCGGGAGTTGCCCGAACTTAAACCCCATCTTCTTTGCTGCCTGCGCCGCAACCTGTACGGCGTAGGATTTCTTCACTGAGTTCACGCTCAGTGTCTTGGAGGCGGTGAGCACACCGTTGATGTAGCTCCCGGTCTCATACATCCCGGTCTCCTTGTTCCGGCCTGAGAAGTTGATCTGCCCGGCGATCTCTCGCACGGCGAATCCCATCTCCTCAAGGGCGGCTTTCAGGGTTGCGGGGTCTTTCGCTTCGAGGGTTGTTTCCATCGAAGACATCGTGAAGCAGGGCACTAGGCCAGCCCTCCCGCTTCCGCGAGATTGCACTCAAGAACCCTGATGGTCTCCTTCATTCCGACAATCCCTGGGAGTATCTTGTCGTGAATGCTGACCCCGAGAGGCAGGCCAAGCGCGGCTCCTATTTCCTGCATAGGCGGCGTCACCGAGATTGCTTCTGTCTTCCAGTCCTCCAGCCTCTCAATGCGCCGGTAGAGCGCGCCAATGATGGCACCGAGCTTCGCGGTCTCGTCCGTGTCGCTGTCTGGAGTTTTGAGCGCCAAACCCAACAGATGAACCGCGTTGGTATCCAGCCCGCAGTCTTCCGCTATTTGTTGAGTTGTTTTGCTCATTTGGACTCCCCATTGATGCTGGGCCAATAGACGATTACGCCCAGGCCCATCGAGTCCACGCGGGCTCCGCGCAATCCATTCCGTGCCGCCAACTCGATCACTTGCTCGTCGTTTTGCTCGCGGGATGTGATCCCGTAGCACGTCCGGCCAAACATGGCCCGTCCGGAGTAGTCGGTTCGCACCCGCGCATCGCACCCTTCGTCGCTCAGATCGTCGATGGTCTTGTAGATCGCAGCGATTTGTTCAGAGCGGCTCATTTAGCCTCCTTCTCCCCAGGGGGGATCGTCTGCGCCGCGCGGATGACCCGTTCGTTGATGCTCATCGTCCCAGCCCCATAGCCGCCATTCTTTTCATCGAACGTGGCGTCGTCGCTGTAAGCGGAAGCGAGATCCTTGATGACCTCATGCGACCTTTCCAGTGCCTCCATCACCTGCGCGAAGTTGTTCACGCAATGGGCGATGAGCGCCCCGTCAGCGATGTCCGAATCCCCGGAGGTTGGCCAGACTTCTGCGACGGTCTCGCAATTATTTTCATCTGGCCCATCCTTGGACCATCGGATGATGCTTACTCGATTGCCTGCGTGGAAGCAGCAATGCTCTCCAGTCTCGAAGCTCCACGGCAGCGGTGTTGCTTTCTCTATCAGTTCTTTCAGTGTATTCATAGTCGTTTTGTTACTTCAGTTTCCTGCCAAACACCGACTCGATCATGTCGAGTGGTGCTCCGGTCACGAATTCCTCGTTTGAGGCAATATACGCGAGCGCACGGGCATTTGATGATAGTCGAAGCACGCGCTTTTCCAAAGCGATTACGTGCCTTGCGATTTCGACTGTCGTTTTTCTATTGAGCCACGCAAGCATCTGGCTCATATCATCGTTGTTGATGACTTCCTGTTCGGCGAGGTCGGCCATATCAGTTGCTTTTGGCGATCATCCGCGCCATGTCATCTTTCGACGGGTTGCACTTGTAGAGCCCATCGTATGACGCAGACAGGTAGCGCATGTGCGCCGACTTGCGGAGCTTATCCGCCTCCTCGCCCATGATCTTCGCAACCGGAGTGATGAACTTCGCGGCTTTCGTGAGCGGGATGTCGAGCTCCCATGCGAGCTGTGAGCACTTCCTTACCTCCGCGCCAGTCCAGTCGGAGCAGTCCGGCGGCTCCTCCGCGATGTCGAACTTCTGTCGGTAGATGTCCCAGATCGGGACGAGCTCCTTCTTTGTCGGCAGGTCGAAGAAGAACGTGCCGTGCCCGAAGCGTCGCTTCAGCTCCGGACGCAACCCCGCCATGCTGTTGCATGTGCCGACGAACATCACGTCCTCGCCGCCCATTGCCAGAAGCATCTGGATGGCGTTGCGGATCATCTTCTCTGACTGGCCCACGAGCGACCCCTTGGTGCCGCCGAGGTCCATCTGGATGAACAGTCCTCCAGCCTCATTGCCGAGCGCGTTGGCGAACTCTGTCTTACCAGTTCCAGGGAATCCGGGAAGCAGCATCCCTGACCAGTTGTTGTTCTGCATCGCTGCGAGCAACTGACCGAATGCGTCCTGGTTGATGCCGTTGGAGTCTCCAAGACCAGCCATCTGCTTCTCGATCTCGTCGATCAGCACGACCAGCTTCGGAACCCTGCGGCCGCCGAGGATCATTTTAGCGAACCCCTTGATGGATTCGAGGCCGCCGAGCGAGTCGAACGTCACGGCGCTCTTGCTTACCTTGAGCCCTCCCGCGCGCTCGATGATTGCCTTCTTCTGATCCCACAGCATCGGGATGTTCATACCCTTCTGCGTGAGCGCCATTGCGAGTGACTGCTCTGCCGCGAATGAGGAGAGACCTCGCACGGCCGCCACGATTCTGCTCATGTCGGACTTGGATGGCTCTGGCACCTGCCCGGCTTTATGGATGCCCTTGGCGATGGCGGCGAGCGCCTCCGGATTTGGGAGCTCTACGTCGAGCGTGATCGAGTCGCCGGACAGCTCCGGCGGCAGCTTCACGTCCGGCCCGATAAGGACCAGCGTGCGAAGCGACGACTTGAACGCATCCCTGACGTTACTGATGCCCTGGATCACCGGGATTCGGGAGCTGTCGTTCAGCTCAAGTATCATGCCGAGGTTGTGCATGAAGATGATCGAGCCCTGCGGTGCTTTGGCGAGCGATAGCTGAAGGGCCTCCACTGGGTTTCCAGTGGCTATTGCTGGCTCCAGCCCTCCGTTAATCGTGGACTCTGCCTCGGAACCAGCCGCGTTGAGCCCCACGATACCCCTGCACACGTCCCAGCGGAGCACCGGATACTTTTCCTGCGCCTTCAGGATCTCGCCGATGGTGGCGTGACTGTCCGGAGTGCGTATGGCGACGATTGGGCAGCCGGAGCGACGGGCTGCTTTGAATGTGTCGAGCATGTTCATCGTGTGCTTGCTGCGTTCACTGCTTTGCGCAGGCTCCTCCCGAGCCGCTCCTCAATCCCGGACAGGGATTTCGCGTCCAGCAGGATTGCGTTGGCGATCAATCTGCCCTTTTCGGTGATCGTCCACTTCGACCGGACTCCGTCATGAACTGCGAGAATAAACCCCTCCTCGCAGAGTCCGCGCGCTCCACGGATACTCCACGCGTCCGTGATCAAGTCCTGCACTGCGGAGAACTGGCTGCCGTGCTCGTCCGGCTCGGTGGCATTGAATGCCATGAGCATGAGAACCTGTTTCGCGCTCAGGCTTACGTTCCAGGTGAACATTACTTGCGCCCCCGCTTCATGGCGTGCCGGATGATCGGCTTCGCCGCATCCACCGCATCCCGAACCGCGCCGATCGCTCGGCTGATTTGAGTCGCTGCATGGATGACGTCACCAGGGGTGATTTCCTTTTCTGGAATCACGATGATAGTCTTGGGCTTTCGTTTCTTACTCATGTTGTTTTCTTGCGCTCAGGATTGCTTTTACTACCGCGCCGGAGCGTACGGGCGTGTAGTGGGTTATGGAACCATCGGCGTCCGTCTCGCAGAGCAATGTCTGTAAGTATGGCGCTATGGCTGGTGTCTGCTCGACGCGGGCTCGTAGTTCGAGCACCGCGGCGATCAAGGTGTTGTGGGGGTCGCACTCGGAGAGGTCGTATGCTTCTACCGTGTGGTTTCTTGGGTCGGCACTGATGAATCGACCGTTGATGAATACGGTCCTGGTCTTCCTGGGCCGCCGCCGTGGCGTTTCGCGGCTCATCGCGTTCCCCTCAGCGCAACTGCGCTCACGACGACGAGTATCGCCGCTACCAGCAGTTGCTCCCACGTGTGCATGTGCGGCATGTGATGGATGTGGGCGATCACTTCTTCCTCCGGAATATCCGGATGATCGGAATCGCCGCCACGATGATCCCGAACACCTCCGCAGCGATTTCGAGGACGGTCTTGAGCTTCTTGCTCATTGCGACCACTCCTGATCACGGACGGCGTCCATGGATCTCTCGCAGCCCGAGCACAGCATCCCAAACGGCTCTACGAACTCCAGGTCGGCAAGATGCCCGCACGAGTCACAGGATGCGTATGTGATCCCTCCGGATGTGGACTCCTGAGCTCTGGAGCACTTCAGGCAGACGTCCATGTCCTCCATCTCCATGTAATACTTCGGCTCCATGCAGTAGGTGCAGTAGGTGTCGCACGACACCTTGCTTTTCTTGGAGCCGCCTCCACGGATCTGCATCCCGAACGACCACGCTGGCGGACACGCCTCATATTGAAACGGAAACGTCTCCTTCAGCCCGAGGCATATCGCGATGATCATCGACACGCAGTTTTCCAACTGCGGAACACTGATCCATTCGCTCGATTGATGCGGGTTGTGATACCCCGCGCTCATGTTGGCGCATGATATTCCAACCATGCCGTCTCGAAGCGCCATGACGTCGCTCATGGCCCCGCTTGTCGGGGCGTAGCCGTATGCCTTCAGGAACGGTTCTGCCGCCTTCTGGAAGGCGTCCGATCCGAGCGGCCCGCTGATGTTCGTAACCCAGTCGGAGCCGCCCCTGCGGTCTGCCTGGAGGATGAACCGGCAATCACTAAAGAAGCCAATATCGGCCCCTCCGGACCCATGGCACCCAACTTCCTCGTCAACGAAGAACGCAGCTTTGCATTCCTTTAGGGCGATCATGGCCCTCAGTGCGGCGTAGATGCCGCACTTATCGTCTCCGCCAATCCCAGACTGTTCCTTGGTATTGGAGTTGAACCCAGTGATGACCCCGGGCTCCACTTCGGCGGCCACGAGCTTCCCGGTCATCATGATCTCGTGGACCGTATCCATGTGAGCTACGACGCACGGGTATGACTCGGATTTACCTTTGGTCATGTAGATATTCCCGAGCTTGTCGGTGTGGCTCTCCCACCCGGACTTCTCTGCGAAGTCCCACAGGAATTGCTGCATATCATCACAGCACCCGGACTCGGACTCGATCTCCAGGATTGACCTCAGGAGCTTCTTCATACGCGTCCTCCCGCTGCTTTCTCTGCGAGTTCTATTTCCTCCATGCACTCCTCTTCTTCGAGAGGTATCCACGCCCCGGTATCCGGGGATCGACGACAGTTGTCCTTGAGCGCGTATCCGCCGTCGTGCGTCTGGCAGATGTCGATGTGAGTAAGTGGGTAGTAGTCCCCGTCAATCTCCACACAGTCGGCTTTCAGCGCGTAATCGGCATCGACAGTCGTCACAACCCTCTCGTCACCGGTCATGTAATACGCGTAGCTGATATACACGCAGTCTTCCTGAAGCGCCCAATCTCCGCCGATCGTGCGTACGACATCATCATCGTCCTCGGCATACCAGCACCCATTCACCTCGACGGCATCATCCTTAGGCAAGTAGTCGCCGGTTCGCAGCCGGACGCAATGGCGGCGCAGCATGTATTCATTGCAGCTTCCCACCCAGCAAATACGCGAGTCGTCACACGGGTAATAATCGCCATCGACGTAGTGGTAGTCGTCATCCGCTTCGCTCTCGGTCTCAATCGGATTTCCGTCAACATCGTGAGCGTATGGCTCATCATCCTCTTCGGGGCTTCTTGATCCATTCGTAAGGTCATAGGTATAGCAGGCATTGCTGCTGCACTCAGACAGAATGCGTCCACCCACCTGCCATCTGAACGTGTCCAGATACGGATAGAAGTCGTGGTCGTCGTCTGGTGCCGGTATCTTCAGGCCCTTGGACGACGTGGACCCGTCCGGAAGTATCAGGTATCCTTCGTTCGAGTTTGACTGCTTTACCAGATGCGCCCTGCCTGAGCTCAACGCCCATTCTTTCATGGCTTCTACGTGCCATGGCTCACGGGCGTAGATTCGGTCGATCATCGGAATGCTTTCGCCTGAGAATGTCTTGGCGTTGTCCCATACGATCGCTCGCGCAACGAACTTGTTCTCCGAATTCACCGCGACCACCACTTTCGCTCCTACGTCTTCGTAGAACGCTCCGACCGGCTTATTCCACATGCACGATCCAATCTCGCCCTCGACATATCGGGCTTGGTCGTACGCCGCCTCGAAGGAGACAAATACGAAGTGCAGCGCGTTCTTATTCTCTGACGCTTTGAACGCAGGGCTGAATGCGGCGAAGTCCTTCTCAGTGAGGCGGAGCTTCTCGATAACCCTCTCTGAAAACATGGAGCGAAGCCACTTCACGGGGGAGATCGTCTGCCTGCCTTTTCTGGTCCATCGGCCGTCAGCGGTGAATTCCTGAGTCCGCCCCGCTGGCATATAAGAGATCATCCCGGCGGATTCTCGCATCGAGAAGAAATCCCCGATCAGCTTGCCTGCGATGATTCTCTCTCCTCTTTTGCTGCTGAGTGGATCGCGCCTGCCCATGTAAATTGGTGACCCGGTGCGAATCAGGATGTATGCTGGCCTGCATGTGCTGGCGCAGTCTTTTAGTGTAGCGCGGAGGCTGTCGCTGATTTTGATGTTTTTCATGCTATTGTTTCTCTGCGGCGATTGCCGCCTGTGTTGGAGTCCGGAAGAACGATTGTCGTCCGAACTTGATTACTGGGATTGAGGCACTCGCCACGACCCACATTTGTTGCTTGCGGTCCCATACCACCCACCGCTTCAGCGCGGCGTGATAGTAGAACGCTGGCTTCCCGCCTGGCGTTACAGAGGGGACCCTCTTCCACCCGTCTCGCTTCACAATTTGGGCTTCCTTGTGGAGATGCGGGCAGTGCCGATTTCGACACTCTCGACCCCCTTCGGTCGCTCGATGTCTCCATACTGCGTTACCGAGACCTCCTTGAGCAGCTCTGGAGGCCCTACGAGCGCCGTGATGTGCGCGTTAAGCACGCCCCTGGCTCCGTTGCTGCGGATCTTCCGAATGCAGCCCTCAATGGCTCCTGAGAGCGCCCAGTGGCCGCATTGCGTCCTTACGAGGATTCTCGCTTTAAGCATGTGGCTCCTTTATGAAGAACGAGATGGCCCGCATGGCCTGATCGGTGCCTTCACATGCCTCCACGACCGCCCCGCGCTTCACGATGAACCTTCCCGGCTCTCGCGATAGCACCTGGGCCGTGACGGGCTTGCTGGCGATAATAGAGAGGCAGTAGGCCGCCTGGCCGCTCGGGGATTCGGCAATACCGATGTCCTCAAACGTGATGTACTCATCCGCGAGTGCGGACTTGAGCGGTGCGATCGCCGCGATGACGATGGAGCGCGCAGCCGATAGTTCTCGGGCGCGCTTTCTTGCTGTATTTTTCATAGGGTTATTCCTTTTTGTCTATCCCCGCATCGAACTTGTCGGCGCTGGGTTGTTCCGGGAGGTCTCTCTGTTCGATGAAGCAGAGGAGTTCTTCGAGAATGAGCTTCGCTGAAGACGGCTCATTGTTGTCGAGCTTGCGGATTGCTGTCTTGATTCGACCACCTACGTTACATGCCGCACGGGCGTCGATTTCTTGTTCGGCGATGGACTTTACGTGGTAACTCATACCCAGAAGCTCTTTCCGCAATCCTCGTTGTGGCACTCGTATTCTGAGAGCGGGGTCATGTCGTCTTCGTCCTCTCCGCATGTCTGGGCGTTCTGTCCTATCTCAGATGGCCTTCCGAACGGCAGTAGCAACCCGCTTCCTGCCGCACACCACGGGCAGCAGAGAGGTTCATCTTCAGTGTTTTTGCTCATGTCTGCTGTCCTCCTTCTTCCGGGGATGGCCCGGAGGGTTTCACTTCCACCACCTCGCGCAGTTCCTCGCTCCACTTGTAGTTCTCGTTGTCGCAGGGATGGTAATCCAGCCATCCACTCGCAGCCTCGACGCCATCCCAGAACGCCAGCAGTTCGTCTTCGGTTTTGAAGGCGTACACGCATGGGGCCTCTCCGTCTTCCGGATTTTCACCCCAGATGACGTAGGCGCAATGCCTCTTCTCGGCGCTCACTTCTTCCAGCCTCCCAGATCCTCGGCGATCTTGCCGAGGATCTTCTCCCACTGCTTCTCCGACTTCATCGGGTGCTCGGCCAGCTCATAGAGCACCACGTCCCAGCACACCCCGTTGTCTCCCCTCGGAGTGTTCTGCGCAAAAAAGCACGCCATCTGGTAAGAGACGCACTGGAGGTAGTCCTCCCGCTCGATCTTGCCAGTCGGCCACGCATCCTTGTCGTCAATGTGCTCCTGGGCATACATGCAGGCTTTCGCCATGAAGGTGACGAGTTTCACTGCTCTACCTCAACCTTCTTAACCTCGTACCCGAGGCCGCCGCAGCGTCGCCATGATCGCCCGGTCTTGATGGCGCGAATCGAGGAGTGATCTACGCCATACAGGCGACCGATGCTGCCAAGGCTCTCGCCGCGGGCAATCCTGGCTCGGATGTCCGGGATGTCCCTCGCCTGCAATTTGGCCCAATGGGCCTTACCGCCGCCGAGCGCACGCAGTCCATTGGCGACGGCGTGCTTCATGTTCGCATCCGCAGATACCCACTCCAGGTTCTCGACGCGATTATCTGTCTTCACGCCGTTCTTATGGTTCACCTCATATGCGCCTTCCGGCCTCGGGATGAAAGTCTCCGCAACCAGTCGATGCACGGGTCTCGTGCGCTGGATGCGATTCACTGTTGGCCCGACCAGTAGATACCCCTTGGTGTTCGGGGTCTGTTTTAGGAGTCGCCCGTATTTCGGACAGCTCCCATTGCGATGTGAAACAACCCTCGTAAGCGATCTCACGTGGCCGAGGGTTGAGACTTGGTATTTACCTTCGTATCCGGCGATGTCTCGCCATTCTTCTTTGTTCATTGTGCAGTTTTACTTTCATCTGTGCCGGGGTCAACAAGAGACCCGTCATCAACGCGCCACATCGGATATGGCGCTCGCCCATCATCGAAGAAACTCCCGTCGAGACAGAAGCACTTTGCGTATCCGCTCTTTTCATGGCAGCTCTCGACGTGGATCGAGTCGAGGTTTCCGGCTCCGGGACAACAGGGACTACAGTATGGTGCGTAGGTGAAGTAAGGCGACTTGCTCACGAACACGTCCGATTGCAGGCAGTTCGACAGCGTGTAGCCGTCCTTCTCCCAGAGCCAGTCGTGACCGTCTCCGTCATAGCGGTCATTGAAGCGATCCGAGATCACCTCCCAGACAGCCTCTCGGCCATCCTTGCCCTCGCTGTCGAAGACGGCCGTAATCTCTTCGGTCGCCTCATTTCGCGCCATCTCCTGCCCTTCGCCATACCAGAGATCGCGCAGCTCCGCCTTTACGTCGCGCCACCGCTCCGGGCGCGTCTCTCCGTCCGAGTCACGCGGCATGACGACGTGACGCATAATGCTGTCTAGTAGCTCTTCTTTCGCCTGCTCATAGCTGAGGTCTCTCGCCTCACCCCAGATGTCCGACATCACATCGGATTGGATGGAGTGCTGGCTGATGACCCCGTAGCGAATCCCGGTCTCGGGGTCGCGATTGATCGTACTTCCTGGGCCGGAGTAGTCGATCCCTGCGTATTTTTTGTTCATTCGGCTCCTTCTTTCACGAGATCATCCTGCATTCCGTGGCAGCACGAGCACAGAACCAGCAACTTGCCATTTCGGCGATAAGTCGAAAGCTCGTTGGTGCATTTGCACTCTCCCGGTTCATGGACTACGAACGGGAGCTCTTTCACCGCGTCGTACATATGCGCGTTCGACTCGATAAGTCTTCCGGTTCCGTCACATTGGCATTGTTTGCTCATTGTTGTTTTCCTTCTTGTGTTTCGCCATCACCGATCAATGTCGGAGTGGCGTTGCCCGTTGTGGGCGTTGTTCTGAGTTCGGGGTTCTTTGGGATCGCCCCGAAGGCTCTCCCTTTATTCACCAGCTCCAGCAGTTCTCCTGGCGTGGTATCGGCCCCGACTTGGTCGAGAACACCGTAGTATGCAGCATCCTCCAGCAGCATCGGTATGACGGTATCAAGTCGCCAGTCCATCGCCGGAGGCTCGTATCCATCGCCGGAGCCAGCGGGGGCGTCATACCAGTAGCCGAAGTCGAGGATGTCTCCATCCATCGGCTCGCAGCCCCAGAATACGCAGAACTCCTCGATGTCGATTCGCTGGATTCCGCCAAGGCAGTGCAGTCCGGCTTCCTCGTCGAACCCGCTCGGATAATAGTCCGAGTCCGCCTTAATGACGAGCCCCGTGACTGGCTCGACCGCCAGTTCTCCATTGGATGAGAAAAGAGTGATCATTTCTCCTCCTTCTTGAGCTGAATGATCGCGTCATCGACCTCGATCACCATATCCTCAAGGTCGTCTCCTCCGGCAGTGAAGCTGAACCCGCTGTTCATCCACGCTCCTCCGGGAATCACATCCGGATGATGCTTGCGGTCGAAGGCCATGAATATATCCATTAGGACCACCGCCGTCTTCTTGTTGCACCGAGGATATCCCTTCATGACTGCGATCCGATCCCACGGCACCGGCAGCACCAATGCATACACGGCCTGGATCAACTCGAACTGGTGTGTATGTGCCGCAGCGAGGTCTTTCACCGCCTGGAGGGCGAGTGTCTTTCTGTGGATCACTTCGACACCTCCGGGTTGCTGGCTGGCTTCCGGCAGCGAATGAATACGCCGGTCAGGATGCAGCCATCCCGAACATCGCGGCCCTCCGCATCACATGGACGTGGAGACTTCACCCGCGCACTCATCGGCACGCCACCCATACACTCCATGTAGAGCGCCATCTCTTCCGGCTTCACTGATTTCTCAACCGCCAGCATCTTGTCGATGTCCTCCTGTGGAGTTACGAATCGCATCTATTTCACCTCCGGGTTGTTGGCTTCGGCGAGGACAGCGCGGGCCACTTCGTAGTTGTAGGTCTTCGGAAGCTCTTCGCCGATGTGGTCAGCGTTATTGAGCAGCTTCTCCAGCACTCCCACCAGCTTCGGGAGCATGTTTACGGCGTGGACTACTTGCTGAACGCGCACCGCCGCCGTCTCGGCATCCGTGCCGACGCACTCGATCACCGAGCCGTCGCCGAATGATGCACGGCGGAACACGGGCTGATAAGTCAGAACTGAGCTCATTTGACCTCCTCTGGTGTCGCATCGAACAGCCCGATCATCTTCGCCGCCTCATGCTCGATGAACATGAAGCGATGCTTGATCGCCCAGTCGGCCATCTGCGGGAACATTCGCTTCGCGGCGTCATCTGTGATAACGAGCCATCCGCCCGTGCGGTATGGGTTCGGCATCCAGCCCTGGCGCTCTTCATTTCGCAGCGGTGGTTTATTCCAGTCCTCGCCGGATTTGGCGTCATCGATGGTGATGAGGATGATCCCCTTCTTCATCAGGCCCGCGCACTTCCGGCACGGCTCCATGTTGATTGTCTTTCCGTGCATCTTCTCGACCTTCGCGGCATTGAGTGTGCCGAGTCTGGTGTTGATCACGATGCAGTCGTCTTTTTGGCAGAAGTAGCACTTAGTCAGTGCTACCCCGATCATGTTTGGTTCGCTCATGGCTTTACTTCTGGTTTGCTTCCGCCAGTACGGATTGCCAGTCCACGGGCCATCTCGCCGAGCAACCTGCTCAGTCGATACCGGCGCATATTTTCGCGGCTGGTCTTTTCGTCGCCAAGGAACAGTTGTCCCTGGCGATCGGTTGCGAGCAACAATGGTAGCTGCTCTGCGATTTGTCGCTTCACGAGATTCCTCCCGTTGGCTTCATCGCATTTGGGGCTGGATACACATCCGGCCCTCGCGTCTGGTATTTGTCACCCTTCAGCGGGCGGCGACGCTTCTTCATCTCACGAGTGTCCAGCTCGAACACGCGGCCATACCTATCGACCGTCTGCCCGCGCCTGTTGATCGAGAACGAGTTCTTCCGATTCACTTCACCCTCCTTAGCGATGGCCGGTCGGTTTTCAGCACCGTGACCTGTCCGGTGCCGTCTGGGTGTCCCCACGGGTTCTCCATACGCTGAATGGCCGCAGCGTCCGAGTCTGCCTCGAATCCGCCGCCGCAGCCGTTTCCTTTGTAGGAATACCAGCGACCACGGCCCTCGTCCTTCGTGAGTTCGAGGTAATCCTTCCCGCGAGTTTCCCAGCGGGCTACGATTCGGTCGCTCATACCCAGTGTGTATGGTGGCATTCCGTGCAGATGAACTCCGATGCGGTCTCGGAGAATCCTACGTCATCCTGGCCTACAGTTTCCGCGTGCCAGTCCGTAACGAACCGGACGCGAATACTTCCACAGTGAGGGCAGTGATGCTTGCGCGGCGATGAGAACAACCGCTTCAGGAATGCCCACCACAGGGTGCCAAACACTCCGCCAAGCGCGAATACCACGATTGCCCCGGCGATCAGGATCGACTCGCTGACCGCGATCACAGTGCGCCCTCCATGATCATCTCGCCCAGGGCATGGTCGTACACCACCTCGGTCTCCTCTGCGACGCTACGCGCAAAGGCCGATTCGGCATGAAGGCACTCCTGCGTCTCGATGAATGCGAGGTCCGCATTGATCTGTTTCTGTGCCTCCTGTCGTGCCTGTTTCACCTCAAGGCGCTTGAGGATGCGGCGGAGCTTTGCCGCCGCTTTTGCTGTGCGGTTCACTACCAGCGCCCCGGGTTCGACTCCACATCGGAGTCGATCAGCGAGACTGCCACGGGCTCCGCCGGGAGTTCCGCACGGCGCTGGCCGCGGGCCTTGCGATGGGCCTTCTTGACGAAGGCTTTATCGCGCCCTTCTGTGCGGCGCTTCTGCATGTGCCCGCGCAGGAGTTCGTCCTGTATACTGTCTGCGAACTCCTCGTCCACCCGTGGGCGGGCATTGAGCTCCTCGTGCGCCGCGCCCGAGTTGCCCCACGGGATTCCCTGGAGCTTCTGGCGATGCGCCCATGTCTCGCATCCGAGCGAGACCGGGGCACTCGCGGCCTCGACCAGCACATCGAGGACCAGTTCAGTCCACGACGGCGCTGCTGCCCGCCACAGCGACTCCAATGGGTCGCCGTGAGCCAGGTCCAGCGCCACCGCGTTATCCATGCGGTAGAGCCCGGTGCGACGCTCCTCGTCGCTCAGGACGATGCCGACCTGCGCGGCTTCCACGGCTTTCGCCTTCCAGCGGTTGCGGCGGCTGGCGATCGCCATTGCCGAATTACCCAGCTCGCGAGCCAGGTCCACGCTTGCCTTCCCAGCGATCTCCGACAGCGCCCTTGCGAGCGCGTTCTTGGACCCGTTGATCGGGTCGCGGCCTCCGCGTGCCACGATGGCGTCGCAGAGCTGAGCCTTGGTGCGGCTCGCAATGAAGCGCGAGCCAGGGGCGTAGGGCGACTGCTCCTCCTGCTCCTGTTTCCGCTGCGGGCGTGGCTGTGGTGCCGCTGCTGGCTTCACCGCCGCTCTCGGTGCCGTGGCCGCGCGCCACTTGGCGTATGCGGTCGCAACGGCGCGAGGAAACGCCTGGCGGGGCGCTCCGTATGGCACCTTGACGCCTGCGGCCTCCATCTCGGAGACCATTGCGCCGATGGACTTGCTGTTGCGGGGGCTGCTGTTCTTGTGGTTCTTATTCATGTGTTTAAGTTCCGGCACTTGGTTCGCTACACTCACAGCCGGAGTGAGTGCGCAGGGGTTGTTTGTCCGCAGGGCGTATGCGGACGGGTCGGCAGAGCTTGTCTGCCTGTTGTGTTCGCCCAGCCAGAGTCACTTGACTCTGACTTTTGGTGCTTCAGAAGAGCAGTGTCTTCGTTGGCTCCATGCTGCCGGGAGTGAGGGCTCCCGGCAGGGTTGGAACTAACGGCGGATCGTCAGTAGTTGAAGTCCAGGTGCTTCCCATCCAGGCCGTCCCATCCGCGGTATTTTTTCCGCGGCCCCTTTACGTCGAAGCGAATCAACGTGAAGCCATATATTGTATTGGACTTGCTCACCTTCCCACAGGATATATCCTCCAGGCGCAGCCCCGGAAACGTCTTCCTCGCGTCATTAAACAGCGCGAGGAAGTTATCCAGCGTGTCCGGGCAGTATCCGACAAGGATAAATGCGATACCGCCCGTCTTGAACCAGTAGATTCGACGCTGCTTGTATTCCGGCACTGCTGGCAGCACGCCGACGATTTCTGCGAGAGTTTTCAATGCTCGCAGCCCTCCGGTAGAGGGACTGCCGTGAACTCCTCCGAGAAGGAGATGATGTTGCCGGACCACATCCGACTGACGAAGCTGGCCTCCACCAGCACGTCGCCTTCGAGGCCGACGTATATCACGCGACATTGCGTGCCGTCGCGCGCTGTTACCGCCATGCCCACGTATGGGTCCATGACGGGGTGCCCGATGGCCTTCAGTGCCTCGGCTGCCGCGTGCTTGCGGTCGGCTTCTACGCCCAATGACGGGGTGTATCGTTCGCCATTACTGGCGGCTGTTGTGAGGGCCGAGTTGGCCCGTGTAAACATCGCTGCGAGAGCGATGATAGTGGCGTTTTTGTTTTTGTTCATGTTCTTGTCTTTCTTGTGCTGACGGAGCGTTAGTCAGCGGGTTATTGTTTGCTCCCTGCTCCCCTCCGGCTTGCGCCGAAGGGGAGATAGGAACCTACTTGAAGCAGGCTGGGATTTCTCCCCGCGCCGCCACCATCTTGTCGTCCCACTCGTCAGGCAGGCTGCGGCGAGGGGCGCGGCGTGCAAGAAGCCGCTTCAGGTGCGGCCACTCATCCGCCTCCGACTTGAGTGCATACCACGCCCGTGCCTCGGACATGGTGTGTGGGTGCCGGAAGTATCCGGCATGGGTGATGTTGCGTGTTGTGCGTGCCATTGTTCATTGCGCCGTTATCGGGCGACTTTGGTTTTGAGGCAGGGAGCACCTCGGTTTTGTTTTCCCTTACCTGGACTTCCAGGCAGACCGCTCCCTCCTGCAACCGAAGCTGCGAGAAGGAGGGCGTCTGCCGAGTTACCAGTAGTCATCCCCGATGTCGGTCGGACGCGGCGGCGGACACGGCGGGCAGGCCATCATTGCCTCGCGTCTCGCCTTTCTTTCGGCGAGGATCTTTCGCGCCTCGGGAACGGACGGAAGATCTTTCCGCTTCTGGACCCGTGTGACCGTCTCTGCGCCTCCGTCTGCTTCGACGGCGACCATTTCCCAGTGCCATGTACTGGCACCGACATAATCCTGGATCTGACTGATTAAGTAACGCATACTAACGGGTGTCCCTTTAGGCTCCGGACTAGAGTTTGTTACCACGGGAGCATCGTGATGATAGTATTGCGCTCCCCCGAGTCACGCGACCCGGGATGCATAGGGATGCCTCGGGGCTGCCAGACCATTTTTGTTGATCCGCCAGAACCTCCGCGACTACCCCTATAACACTGAGTTACACATATTTACCTCTATCTAAACGTAACTCGGAAAAATTAAAATTGGTGGTGGAATCCGGGGATGTTGACACCAGCGCACTCAGCATGGCCTACACGGACTATCTGCTGCGGTACCGCGCAAAAGACACTGCTTCCCTTGAAGCACTACAGACCGCTCTCGAAGCGAAGGAGACTACCATCGTGTCTCAGTCGATGGGGTCGAAGTCCCTCACGCGGGATCTCCGGATGCTTCAGGATCAGCTCAACGCCATCGCGTTCGTCCTGAAGGAGAGGAGCGCCACGGTCATCATCAAACCAGTAATCAACCACGGAATCGGCGTCACAGACTTCTCGGAAATCAAATGAAGGACATCAAACTCGAAGCAGGGCAGGGATTATACGACGGGCAGGGAAACATCGTCACGGTGTTCAATCCCAGATACCGCGAAGTCGCCTTCTCCACCGGATACAACCCGAATTCCCACCAGCGGGGCAGTAGCGGAGGGCAATCCCAGAACGCAGGGCGTGAGACATCGATGGCGAACCGTGACCGCATCAAGGCGATGTGGGACGCGCGCGACCTGTGTCAGTATCAGTGGATCGGCGGGGTGGTAGGGCGCATCGTAAACTACGTGTGCGGCACGATCACCAACCACGCCAACTCCGGGGACCCTGAGCTGAACCGGATCTACGACGATTACTTCCACGGGTGGTGCGGAGACATCCCCGCGATGGACGGAACAGTGCGGTGCGACATCACCGGACGTCACCGCTTCTCGAAGCTCGTCCAGCTCGCATTCACTGGGTTCCTCGTGGATGGTGACTCAGGCATCGTGGAGGTCGATCCCGCATGGTCTCCGAACGGAGAGTTCTGCGTCCAGTTGGTCAGCGCGGACAGGATCGGGAACCCGCAAGAGGCGGACACGAACGAGAACTACGTCGGAGGCATCACGATCGATCCAGCGACAGGCAGGGTCGTCAGCTACCGCACATTCCGGCGCACGAAGAACAATCAGTATGTGGACAAGCGCGAAGTCGAGCCCCGTGCGTTCATTCACGTGTTCGATGCCGACGCCGGGGATGAGTATCGTGGTCGCACAAAGCTGCTCCGGCTCCTGAATGACGCCCGCGACATCAAGGAGTGGATCGATGCCGAGAAGGTGGCGATGAAGACGCAAAGCCAGTGGGCCGGTCTTGTGGGTACAAAGGACCCGTTCTCGAATACGGGACCCGGCGCGTGGGACGGTAAGACCGCGGCAGGCACCCCGAGCCAGGAGGCGAACTGGGGCAAGATTTTGAAGATGGGTGAGGGCGAGGTGTTTCAGATGCTCACCCCGTCGGCGCGCCCGTCCGGTTCAACGATGGTCTTCGTGCAGACCCTCATCCGCCGCATGGCGCACTCCCTGAAGCTCTCCTACGGCTTCCTGTGGGACCTGGCGAGCCTCGGTGGCGTGTCGCAGCGCATCGAGCTCCAGGGGGACCTCCGCACAATCCAGGGCTGGCAGAACAACATCATCGTGCAGAAGATCCTCACCCGCATCCGCAACAAGGTGATCGCATTCGGCGTAGCGCGGAAGGAAATCCCGGCCAGCCCGGGCCAGTTCCAGTCCTCGTGGCACTTCGGCCCGTGGATCACCACTGATGCTGGATACGAGATGCAGAACGACATCGCCGGGGTCACTCACGGGCTGTTCCCTGTTGCAGATGTCACGTCCAAGTATGGCTACAACCCGCAGGAGGTGTTCCAGTCGAACGCTCAAGCGGCGAATACCGCGCTTGACGAAGGCGCGAAGGCCCAGTTGCCAGCCGAGGTGTTCGCGCGCGGGCTGTTCCCGGACATCACCGCGCAGAAAGCCGCATACCTGGCCCCGACGCCGCAGCCTCCGCCTCCGCCGGTCAGTATCCAGGCCATCGGCGACAAGGGCGTCAAGCAGCTCACGGAGATCCTCGTTGCAGTCGGGGAGGGCAAGATGGACCGCGACAGTGCCATCCAGACGCTCATGCAGGTCTTCGGGCTACCGCAAGGCGAGGCCGAGAAGATCGTGCCGCAGGAGCCGACCACCGAAGATTTGAATCGCGACGCCGGACTCACTCCAGGAGGCGAGCACGCGCCTGTCGCGGCACCGGGAGGGGCGAAGAAATGAACAGACTCAGGGGTATATTCATGCGTGCGGTATTCCGGGCCTTGAGGATGGCCGGATTCGAGGACGCGGCTTGGCGCATTGCCGAGCGCGAGATGGAGCGCAGTATGGGCCGTATCGAGGGAGGGAAGAAGAAGTGAGCAGGCAGATCATCGAGCTCCTTCAGTTCGCAACCCGTCAGATTCTTGTCAGAACAGTCGATAGGGATTACATGGATATGGATAAGCACGGCCTGAGGGGGCTTGCCACATCAACCCCTTCGAGAGCGTCAGTGTCGGAGCGGGGATGGCGGCGCGAAATTGAAAGAGACCCGATGGATAAGTCAGCATGGAGGGTGAGCACCAGCATCCCGACAGGGACCAAGGACCGAGTGGGGCGGACAATCAGCAGGGTGGTATCGGAGCGCCTGACTCACGAGGAGCTGTCGAAGCGGGTTGGTCGCAGGCACTATCCGACAACTGATGAGTTTTCTAAAATGCACCTAAAGGGCTCATCTGCGGGTGCGCTGATGATCACCAGTAAGCCGAACGATGCCTGGGAGCGGGCGCACGGAGAGTCTTCCGGGAGGGCGTTTTATCACGGCACGCCTCCGATTGCTGTCGCCCCGGCTCGCAAAGGCATTTCCCGCAGCGCCAAGATCGGAGCCGGGCTCGGAGCCGCCGCCCTGATCGGGGCCGGAGCCTACGCCGCCACGCGCAATCCAAAGGAGAAACAGCTCTCCGCCCTCCTCCCCGTCATCCAGTTCGGGCCGCGCATCGACGACTTTATTGTGCGCAACCCGCTCGTTCCCGCCTTCATTAAGGCGGGGGCTCACGCAAGGACCGCAAAAGTTTTCAGCAAATACGCCAGGTCATCAAGGGCGAATGCCGCAAGGCAGGGGGAGTTATTCGAGGAGCTGCAATCACAGCGACCGTATGACGAAACAGCGGTTAAGAGGATAATGAAAAAGGAGAGTGAAAGCTGGCGGAATTACCACGCTCAGAGGAACCGGATGAAAGACAGCGTGTGGGCAGCCAGGAGAGCGCAGCGGGACGCGGCCCGTCAAAAGCCATACCTGATTGCTGGAACTGTCGTGGTCCCGGTAGTCGCAGCCGGAGCCTACGCCGCCTCGCGCAAACCAAAGGAGAGGCAGCTCTCATCCCTTCTCCACACCATCCAGTTCGAACGAGTCGAGAACCCAATCTTCCGAAAGGGAGTGAAGCCGGGCATCCATCGCATCGGCGAGGGCAAGGAGCGCATGGTTCGCATCCGCTCCATCGTGAGCCCTCAGTGGGGCATCGACGAGGGGAAGGTCAGGAAGATGACCAAAAGCGCGAAGCTCGCGCCGCCGGTGATCAGTCATCTCGGGCATGGGGTGTATGTCTTGAAGGACGGGAATCATCGAGTGAACGCCCTTCTCAGGCAGGGTAAGCGCAGAATCCTCGCACGGGTGCAGCGGCTCTGAGGTGTTGACATCGCGACATCTAGGTAAGATGTCACTCAAGCGAATCTCCAAAAACCGTCTTTTCCAGCTCAATAGGATCGCCACCGGTCTGCTCGCGTTCGCGAAGCCTGGCGAGATGTCAAAAAAGCTCCTTGAGGGGTCTGTGTATGACGACAGGGGTATCCTCAATGAGGTTCGCAAGGCTGTAGTTTCGCAGGAGGTGCCGGAGTCCGTGACGAGGGAGGGCGGCGGGCGGTATGTGCCCACCGATGGAGGCGGGAAGCGTCCAGTGAAAGCCTCGGACCTCCGATCGGTAAATGCCGCAGGAGAGGCTCGCCGCGCGCTTTACGATTACGCCAAAGAGAATGGACTGAATCTGGATGACCGCGATAAGGAAGCCCCAGTGCGTGAATGGACGAAGGTAGAGCGCAAGAAGCTCGCACAGGTAGTGGGAACCCGGCGTAAGCTGTTGCAGACTATTCGCAAGCGGGATGCTCAGTTTAACGGCGGGCCAATTCGCAAGGGGTATGATCTCACGGATCGCGAGAAGGATATGCTTGATGACTCCAGTAAGCGATACGAGAAGATTATCAAATCTGCGGAGGCCAGAGATGCCACCGCTCTGAAGGAGCGCGGAAGCCGCTACCTCGGCAAGCTAACCGAGCGGGCAAAGCAAGGAGTCCTCTGGCAGCAGGGCGGGCGAATCACCCCAAACCTTGAGCCCGATGAATTGACCAAGAAGGCCCTCAATGTGGTGAAGATAATCGAAGACCCGATGCCTCCAGGGGCGGAGGGAATGCACGATGCAGCCACTTTTCTTAGAACCAGTGAGCGCAAGGTGAAACTTATGCGGGAGGCCGTGGGAAAACTCACGGCTCCGGGGAGCGACCGCGAGGCGATTCTGCGCAGGCAGGCTAAAAGGCTTGATACCCCTGTGTTTGGTGGTGCCGTGAATCAAGAGGCTCTCGCACAGTCCACCACATATCCTGCCCGCCCGAAAGGCTGGAAGGGTCCGACCGTGGACGCAACTAGGAAATCCTTTCCGACGCTCAAGAAGCTCGGTATTGCCGCTGGCCTCATCGGGGGAGGAGTGCTTGCCTCGAAGATGCTGTCCGGACGTAAGAAGAAGGAGGAGCAGAAGATGTTGATGTCGGCACAAGGGAAGCTCATCGAGCTCGCTCGAATGGACCGCTATAAGGCGATGGTTAAGGCCAGTAACGAGGCTCTCGATCTGGCGAAGCTGCGCGGGAACTCCCGGGATCTGGCACGAGCGGAAGCGGCTCGGCTTCCATACTTCGGAGACATCCTACGGGTGGGCAAGGGTAATGGTAAGGGCAAAGTCAAAGGCAAGGGCAAGGGCAAGGGCAAGAGGGAGACCCCTATACATATTCAACGCCTCGTTGTCGGCAGTGCTGCCGCGAATCTTCGCAATTTCTATCGCAAAACCCCGTTCGCGCAGAAGCTAAATAGGGAGCGCGCCGTTCAGGACGCCACCAGGGCTGCTGATGCCGCTATTCGCAACCGGGATGCTCAGATTAAGGCCAACGAGGCCGCACGGGCGCTCAGGCCGACCGGATATACGTCCACCAAGGAGCGCAAAAAAGCCCAGAAGCAAGCTGCTGGCCGGGTTAAGAACGACACCCGCAATACCACGGAGGGAGGGGAGCCAATAAATAAGGAGCCGAGGAGCCCAATCGAATCGAACATCCGTAAAGTCATTGACGCGCTAAATCAGCATAAGGTCAAAGGGGTGAGTGAGGAGATTCAAGATCGGATGGTGATGACGCATCGGATGAATCGGTCGCTTGAGAGGCAAAACAAGGATTTGCAAACAACACTGAATCAAACGCGGAAAGAGTATTCCGACAAGCTCGCAGGAGTGGACGAACTTCGCGACTCATTCGTGAAGTCGCAGCGTGGAATGGCTGAGATGCAGCGCACGTATAAGGACCGCGTTCAGAAAGAAGTCTCCGGCGTGCAGCAAACTCTCGGAGAGCAGCACAAGAAGGCGATGTTCGAGGAAGAGGGTCGTCGTTACAAGCACGTCGCCATCGGAGCAGGAGTCGGCCTCGTTGGTGGTGCCGCTCTCGGAAGTAGTGCGATGCGTGAGGCGGATCAGAATAAGGCGAAGCAAAAGCAGCTCCGATTCGAGCGCGGTGACTACGACGACGCAAAGCGTATGGCGATCAGTTCTGCGATCACCGGGGCCGCTGGTGGCGGTATCGTGTCGGCACTTCATCGTCCTCGCGACGGCAAGGCGCTCCGTGGCGTGGCTGGCGTGTCCGCGAAGAAGGTCGTGGAGGCAGCTCCGGCTCCGCTCCGCAAGCAGTTCAACCGGATCGGCAAGGCTGCCTTTAAGGGCGGTGCTCTCCTCGGCGGAGCTGGTCTCGCGGCGAGTGTGATCGGATCGAAGATTCTCGGGAAGCCGAAAGAAAGCGACAAGGCATCTGCAACGAAGAGCGGTGCTCTCGGGGGTGTTATCGTAGGCGGGCTCGGCGGCGCTACCGTAGGCGCTCTTGCCGGGATGTTGAACAAGGACACGAAATCCAAGGTCGTCAGGAAGGCCGGGAACTTTGTTCGCCGCCACCGTGCATGGCTGCCTATCGCCGCAATCGGCAAGGGTGGCGCTCTGCGACGTGCCGTTATCGGCGGAACCGTCGGTGCGCTGGTGGGCGGTGTCCAGATGGCGGACGAGGGCCAGCAGGCCGACACGATTCGCAACCTGAAGAAGCCAACCCGCATGTCATCCAAACTCCAGCCGGTCCAGTTCGCTGAAGCCCCTCTCAGCGGTAAGCTCGCAATCGACCGCTACCGGAAGCGGATTCAGGACGAAGACCTCGACCGCCGCGATGCGAATATCCTGCGAACGGCACTCTCCGGAGCAGCCCTCGGTGGCGTTCTCAAGGGCCGCCGCGGGGCCGCCGCTGGTGCCGGTGCCGGTGCCATGCTGGTGCCGTTGATTCGAACCCGCACGGAAGCCGGGAAGGACATGTACGGCGAGCGCACTCGCGAAGGGAAGCGCGCCGAGGGTATCCCGTGGAAAGCGGCGGCACTCGGGACCGGGGCGCTGATCGCCCGCAAGGGAATCAAGCGAGCCCGCGGAATCGCCAGCCGTTTCAATGTCGGAGCCAGGAATGCAGGCAAGGCGGCGAAGATCACCGGCCTCGTCGGAGGCGGGCTGGTCGCAGCGAATCTACTCATGAACTCAAAAACGAAGACTATCCGGTTCCGCGAGGACGATGAAATCACAGACAAAGAATGGCTCGCATCGGGCGGCGACAAGGAATGGCGTAAGGGTAGGATCTTCGCGAACAAGGCGACCGTTTATGGAAAGCGCGGAACCCGTCTCGCGAAGGATGTGGTCCGTGCCGTCAAGGGTGAGAAGAATGTCGATAGCCGCGGCCGTGAGCGCCAGCGGGAGTGGGACAAGCCATGGGTTCGCAATATGATTCTCGGCGGCATCCTAGCCACGGGCGCAGTCGCCGGTCGCCGGATCGTGAAGGGGACTGCGGATGGGACGGTGATTTCAGGCTGGAGGAACGCAGTTCAAAGTGGGGAACTTCGCGACGCCATGACGCACAAAATGCCGCGACTGGCAAAGGCTTACAATGCCATCACGGGATATACCGATGACGCCGTGAACGAGGCGGCGTCTGCCGTGAATCAATCGGGCATTGCTGGGCGTGGCCTGGCATGGGTCAGGCGAAACGCAGCAGCTCGCAGGGAGGTTAAGAAAGCCGCAGCTCGTGGTTCCGCTGGAGACGAGGCGGCTACCGCAATCGAGGCAGCCAAGGCTGCGAAAGACCAGCAGGATGCGGTCAAGAAATACGGCAAGATCATCGAGGGTAAGTTCAGCAACCCAGCCAATCAGCGTGGAGTAATCCGCTTCATTTCGAACGAATCAGACTATGACACGCGCAGGGACGGGGACATGCTCCTAGTCCGCAAGATCCGCCGCCGCAATCGCGAAGAGGTCCCGACGCTACAAACAAAGCGCTGGCGGGAGGGCGTGATAGACCCAGCGAAGAACGTCGGCGCATTCCTGGCTGGACTCGGTACGATGGCGATTCTTCATAAAGGAGGCAAGGTTTCCGGTAAGCGCACTGGCGGCGGTCCGGGCGCTATGCCGTCCACCGGAGCAGTCGATCACGGAGACGTTCTCGCTGGCAGCCTTCGTAAGAGCAAGGTCCATCAGGCTAGCTCCATCACGAAAGACCTCATCGCCCTCTCGTCGATGCTGGACGATGTCCTGTAAGTTGACACCAGTTCACACAGCGTAATCGAATCAACATTCAACAAACCACGTTTCACATCACCATGAGCAATCAACATCGTCTCAACCGCCTCGTTCAACTCAACGCTATTGCCGACAGGGCGCTGGAAATCAACTTTTCTCGCTACGGGGACGAGGATGAATCCAACATGGGGCGCAATCTCGCGATTGGAGCAGGCGTGACAGGCGTAGCTGGCACCGGCGCTCTGTACGCCAGGGGATCAAAGGTGTGGAATGACTGGGGTGGCTCAGAGCGCGGACCCGGAGCGATGAATCGGGTCCGTAGCGTCGGAGACAAGATCAAAGCCGGTTATCGCGCCCTTCCTGGTGATTATGAAAGCCTCAAGTCGCAGGCTGGAAAAGTCGCAGGCGACTACCGTGAAGCGAGACTCGGAGAGTGGGGGAGCGGAGCAAAGGTCGGTCAGCGTCTTGGCAGGGGTCGTGTTGCAGCGGCAGGCGGCGCGGTCGCAAAGCTGATCGCACGGTTGCGCGGAAAGTAATCAGCCATGGCTCGCGACTACGCCAAAGAGTACCGCGACTACCACTCCAAGCCTTCTCAAGTCAAACGGCGTGCAAAGCGAAATGCTGCACGCCGTTTGCTCGTTAAGGAGGGCAGAGTGAGTAAGGGGGATAATCGCGACATTGATCACATCGATCGCAACCCGGCCAACAACGCGCCCAGCAACCTCCGTGTGACATCGAAGAAAGCAAACCGATCCAGAAACAGCGAATTCCAATCCATCATGAAAGCACATCAACCACGGCAGATTCTTGAAGGGATCATTCAATTCGGCACTGGCTACGACGAATATAAAGGGCGGATGGCTCGTGTATCGCAACTGGAAAATCGCAGGCAACTTCTGGAAGACGCAATCGTTGAGGATCGGGATCGGATTATCGATCGATACAGAGGGGGAGATCGCGAGGACTTCGGCAAGCTGCTCGCTCACTCCGCCACGGAGGACCGGCTCTCTAAGCTGGCGCGAGTTGGGCTTGTTTCGGACCGTCAAGCAAAGGTCGCTAATCTCGGACTGGAGAACAGCACTCACGTCAAGACGGGCCGAATGACTGGCGGCGCGGCCGGGGCTGTCGGAGGCCTTCTGGCTGGCCGCGCGTCTGGAAATATGGGCGTGGCTATGGCTGGCGCGATCGGGGGCGGATTGATGGGCCGTGCTATCGGGGGCAATGTCGGCGCAAGAATCGATAAGAAGAAGCAATTCTCAGCTCGCGAGTCCCTTGGCCCCATCATCACCTTCGCCGACCCACGCCCCCGCAACTCACTCGGCATGTTCTCCGGCGCAGACGGCTCCGGGATCGATCCAGAGGCCATCGGGGCCGTGTATAAGCAGGGCGCACAGGCGGTGCAGCAGGAGGAGGGCGTGCTGTCGAAGATCGGGCGGAAGCTGAAGGGGCGGAAGATTCGGATGTCCGCGCGGGACGCGCTGGGCGGGATCATCGAGCTCGGAATCACCGACAAGGCCAAAAAAGCATACAGGGGGTTTTGGCATGGAGAGAGCGCCACGATCCCATCGTGGGCAGACGCCGCGATAGAGTCTGCGTCAGTTCATCCATTGGCGAAGATTTCTGGTGTTGACGCAAATAAGCTGCGCGCGAAAGCCACCAAGATGGCGCAGGAACAAGCAGCGGGATTTAACCGGAAGCTGCTCGGTTGGAGCGTTGTTCCTCCGGCGATCCAATACGGAATCAGCAAGCGCGACTCGAACAAGTCGGAGCGCAATATCATCAACGAAATCAAGCGTCGCCCGGTTCAGTTGTCGGCTCGTGAGTCGCTCGATGAAATCCGGTTTGGGGCTCTCATTGGACGCAGGAGCGGCAAGTATCTCGATAAGCTGTTCAAGAACATGCCTGAAGCATTCAAGGCTCCACCGGGACTGATAGACACGGCGACCGGAAGAAAGGGCGTCCTCAGTATGGCCGACAGACTGCTTCTCACGAAGGAGGCGAAGGCTGCCAGAGGGCTTGTGCGTGCAGAGAGATGGGCAAGAGATAACACGCCCGGCTACGCCGCCAAGTTTCAGCCGGATGGATTCTCCGCCCGTGATTCCCTCGACACGATTCTCTTCGCGCGCGGAGATTTTCTCATGAAGACCCTCGGCAGGCAGGGCGTGAATGCGCCACGCGCAGAGCTCGAAGCCATCGAAGCCGCTGGTCGCAAGCTCCAAGGAACATTCAATCAAGCAGTCACGGGCGCTGGCCGCTCCGATCTGGCCGGACTCAACGGCGGGATGCAGAAGACTCGCAGTTATCTCGCGGGACAGTTGAACGAAGCTCGCAAGACGACCCGTGGCGCTCTGCCGCAGAAGCCCGTCATGGAGCGGCCAATCGCTCCCAACGCTGGACAGTTTCAAAAGCCCGAAGGGCAGCTCGCTCCACTCCCGCAGGCAGCAGCCCCGCAGCAGCGCGCTCCGGGCAACTACGCCTCGCAGGGTGCCGTTCCAGCAGCCCCGCCAGCGGACGCACAAGCCCCGGCACAGGGTCAGATTAAACAACCAACAGCAATGTCAGGTCCGAGCCTCAAGTATCGCCTGCGTGGCTGGCGTGGCGCTGCGGTGGCCGGAGCGGCTGGCGTAGGTGTCGGATACGCCATGACGCCATCGGGCGGGCAGCGGCAGTTGTCGGCTCGGGAGGAGTTGGACTTGGTTCTCTTTGCAAGAAAGGGCGGAGACTACAAGCGCCACTGGAGCCAGAAGAAGAAACCGAAAGGCAAGCCGCTATCCAAGAAGCAGCAGGCAGAAGAGGATGAGCAGCACCAGATGTCCGCTCGCGACCAGCTCGACATGATCCAGCTCGGCTCCGCATGGACCCGTAAGGAAGGCAAGAGCCGCAGCGGTGGCCTCAACGAGAAGGGCCGGAAGTCCTACGAGCGCGAGAACCCAGGCAGCGACCTGAAGGCTCCATCCAAGAAGGTCGGAAACTCACGCAGGGCGTCATTCTGCGCGCGGATGAGCGGTATGAAGAAGAAGCTCACATCGTCGAAGACAGCGAACGACCCGGATAGCCGGATCAATAAATCGCTGCGGGCGTGGGACTGTTCGGCGAGGGAGGAGTTGAATACAATCGCCTTTGGGCGCAAGCCGTCAGTCGAAGACATGCCCGACTACCTTCTTCCCGGAGCGGACGATAGCGCGCGGCCCGAATGGGCAATATCCGAGCGCGGTGGAAGTCAGTCCACTACGACGCGCGTGTATAAGCCAGAGACGCCAAAGGTCGGGTGGTTCGGGCGGAAGTTCAAGGACAGGGACCACAAAGCCAGATGGGCAGCTTGGGAGCAGGCTATGGCGGATCGCCACAGGCGCGGGCAGCTTGCCTCGACATCTGAACTGAGCGCCCGCGAGTCGCTGGGTTCGATTATCAGCCTCAGCACACCGCAGTAGCGTTGACATCCGATGAACAAGGTATGGCACTAGAAACCATCCTTCTTCATTCAAAAGGTCTGTTCAATGGACAGACCGGAGTAATCGACACAACTGACTGCGTGATCAAAGGCGTGAGCCTGATCACGTGCGGCTGCGAAGCGGAGGGTCACAATCTCCAGGTGGACGACGAGACGGTCGGCAAGTTATTCCAGCTCGCAAAGGGCCGCGGCAAGGTCCCGGTCAACCTCGACCACGGAACCGGCATCGAAAAGATGAACGGCTACGTCACCAACTTCCGCATGGACGGAGACAAGCTGCGCGGAGACTGGCACCTCCTCAAGAACCACAGCGAAACACCGCTGATGCTGGAGCGCGCGGCCACGATGCCGGACTGCTTCGGGCTCTCGGTGGCATTCAAGGGACAGGGGGTTGAAGTGTCTCCAGGAAAGAAAGCAGCACGCGCGGAGAAGCTGCTCTCCGTGGACTGTGTTACACGCCCTGCGGCCAATGCTGATGGGCTTTTCGGAGCGAGGGACGAGTTTTCAGTTGACACTGGTTCACACGACATGGCTGGAAACAACAACAACAACCAACAGGGCGAACCGAGCATCGCAGATGTTCTGAACGCAATCAACGGACTCAATCAGCGTCTCGACGCTCATGAGCAGGCAATCTCCGCGCTGCACGAGAATGGGCAGGACGACCAGGGGCTCACTCCCGAGGAACTCTCCGCGCTCAACGAAGCAAGCGACGAGCAGCTCGCTCAACTCGGCCTCAGCCGCGAAGACGTCAATGCAGCGATCGACCAGTTCAACTCGCAGTTCGACGGCGAAGGCGAGGAAGGTGAAGCACAGGCTGGTGAGGAAGGCGACGGCCAGTATGCTGGCTCATACGGTGAGTCCGGTGGCGGCGAAGCTGCTGCTGGTGCCGGTGCGGCAGCCGGAGCAGCATTCAGCGCCCTTCGTAATGAGGTGATCCAGCTTCGCTCGATGATCAATTCGCAGCGCGCAAAGGAGCAGAAGGTGGCCGAGGATATTCAGTTCAGCGAAGTGCAGTCCAAGATCGGCACACTTGCCGAACAGCGCGACCAGGCAATCGAGCTGGCCGAGCGCCTCGTGAGCGAGAACGAAGCCTTAACGATCGCTCTCCAGACCGGAACCCGTCCGATTGCAGCCGGTGTCGAGAACGGCGTGCGGCTCTTCGCGGCCAACCATAACGGCGAGCTTCACGAGTTTCAGCAGCTCGTCAAGGAGATCCGGGACAAGAACAAATGCTCGGAGGCTCAGGCAATCCACTTCGCAATGAAGGAACCGGGCGGCGCTGCACTGCACGCGGACTGGCTCCAGTCGCAAGGCCGCCGGGTGATCCGGATGCAGTCGTAATCCAGTCAATTCGGAAACCAACCACGATTCTTTAATCAATGAACACATCAAACGTAATTTCGCTGCCAGTGGCAGCAGACCTGTCGGCCTACGAGCACGAGCTCGTCAAACTGACCAGCACCGGCGTCGATCTCTGTGCGTCCATCACGGACCGTCCAATCGGAACCCTTCTCCGCGGTAACGCCAAGAAGGAATCCGGATCGGCGGTTGGAATGGCCTGCGACGTCTTCCTGTCTGCTGGGAACGGTCTCCACTTCGTCAAGTGCGGCAACGCGACCGCAATCACAATGGGCGACGAGCTGGAGCAGGATGCCACGGATGGACGCGTCGTAAAGCGCGTGGCTGGCACCGTGATCGGCGTCGCCGTGGATTCAGTGCCAGCCAGCTCCGATGGCGGCGTGTTTCGGGCGATCCTGTTTGCAGGAGCCAACAACGCATCGCTCGGGACTGGTGTGGATGTCACTCAGATCACCAGCGCAACCACTGGCGTTACGGCAAGCGGCCTCTCCGGCGTCATCACAACGGTTACGCAGAACATCGCGGCGGCCGGTGAGGTTTCGTTCACTGTGACGAACACGCGGGTCGGCGCACGTGACGTGCCTGTTGTCGCAATCGCATCCGGCGGAACCGGCGGAACTCCGATCGCTACCGTTACCGCAGTGGCGGCGGGATCGTTCCAGATCACCATCACCAACCTTCACGCCTCCACCGCGGAGACCGGAACGCTCCTTATCAACTACGTCATCAACAAGGCGGCAATCTAACCCGGATCGAAACCAACAAAACACCAATAATCTATGTTCAATACAGTTGATTCAATCCCAAGGTCGGACATCTCGACCGTTCTCATGGAGGCAGTCGGCCAGGAGGGGCTGTATATCGGCAACATCCTTCTGCCGACATACACCAGCCTAACCGAAGTCGGTCGTTATCCCAAGTTCACCGTGCAGGATAGCGAGCTGCTTCGTGCAGGACGCAACCCGAGCGCTGCGGCAACCTTCAACAGCTCAACGAAGCGTGGCCAGACCGGCACCTACAACGAGATCGACCGCAAGTTCACATGGGACAACTTCCAGACCGAGGAATACGGTCTCGAAGAGCGCGTCGATGACGTCGTGGCAAGCCGCATGGCATCCTTCTTCGATGCGGAAGTGGTCACGGCAAAGACGCTCGGCAACGCGCTGATGCTCGACTACGAGATGGAGTGCGCCGCGGCCATCATGAACGCCAGCACGTTCACCGCGACGGCTCCGAAGGTGAACTACACCGAGACGCTCATCGCGACGATCGACTGCCCTTACGACATCAACGCCGCCATCGAGCGCCTCACTCTCAAGGGCGAGCCGCCGGACACGGTTGTGATGTCACTGACGCTCTGGAATCAGATCCGGCGCTCGACGAAGATGCAGACCTACGTCTATGGCTTCCTCAACGTGAGCCAGGGCGGGTCGATGATCACCGAGCAAATGTTCGCGCAAGCGTTCGGCCTGTCCCGCCTCGTCATCGGCAAGAAGTCGGTGGACTTCGCGGCCAAGGGGCTCACATCGAGCCTGTCGCCGGTCTGGGGCAACGACTACATCGCCATCGGGCGGTTCGCAGACGGAGACTTCATGAACGGCGGCGTCGGTCGCACGATTGTCTGGGACGCAGATAGCCCGGGCGGTCTGTTCACCAGCGAAAGCTACCGTGACGAGAAGCGCCGCAGCACGGTGCTCCGCGTCCGCAGCAACCGCGTCATCAAGGTTGTGAACAGCAAAGCGATGGAGCTCATCACGACCAACTACTCGGCATCCTAATCCGAGGGTAAGAAATTCTGGGGGGAAAGAAGGGTCACTTGGGAAACCGAGTGGCCCTTCTGCTTGTACGGGTTGACGTGTGGATACACTGCATGTCCGAGTTTGACGATGGAATGAACGAAGGGAACGCCGCGATGCAGACATCGTGCGGTGCGACATTCGAATTGGCTAAGAACGGCAACATCGGGACGTATCAGGCAGTCAGCATCGACAACCTCAAGATCGG